CTTGAGCATGAAATTCACGATTTCGGGGGCGACCCTATGGCTATGGCGGCTATGATGAACGGAGGAATGGGTATGAACAACTGGATGAACAATCCTTTTGCCTATATCATGTTCCTTGCCTTGTTTAGAAACGGTTTTGGTTTTGGTAATGGAGACGGTTTCGGTTATGGTCAAGGTCAGCAAAATGTTGAAATGCAGAATCAGTTGCAAGCTATTCGCTCGCAATTGCAAGACAACCAGAACAGCAATCTTCTTATGGACGCTATTAAGGGTAACGAGTTTGCTCTTAGCCAACTTTCTCAAAACTTGCAGGTTGACTTTAACACGCTTCAAAAATGTTGCTGCGATGTTCAAGCCGCTATTCAGCAAGTTGCAGGCCAAGTTGGTTTCTCTGCGGAAAGAGTCATCAACGCAGTTAACATGGGTGACTGCAATGTTATTCAAGCTCTCAAAGACTGCTGCTGCCAAACTCAGCAACTCGTACAACGTATGGGCTTCGAGAACCAACTCGCTCAAAAAGACACAATCAATGCCGTTCAAAAAGGCTTTTGTGATTTGGGCTTTGGAATGCAGGCAGGTTTCGACCGTACCAATTCGGGTCTTGAAAGAGGTTTTTCGCAAATTGGTTACGACACTCAGAAACAAACTTGCGACATTATTACTGCCGGCAACGCTAATACCCAGCGTATTATCGACACTCTGAACAACCATTGGAATGACGAAAATCAGAGAAAGATTCAAGACTTGAAGTTCGAGCTTTCTCAGGAACGTCAAAACAATCTTATCCTTAACCGTTTGAACGGTTGCGGATATGGTAATGGTTGTGGCTGCGGATGCGGTCAGTAATTGTTTAACTGTAAAAACTTAAAAGACTATGGTTACATTATCGCCAGTAGGCTTAGCCGCTGCTCCTGTGGCAAATCAAGTTGCATTCTTAGCCACATTTAAGGAGAAACTTTGCCGTTGTGTTTGCGCAACTTCTACGAATCAGCCATTTGCAACTGTTTCTTATAGGAACGAGACACCTGTTCTTAATGGAACAACCGTATTCGTACCTATTGTAGCAACTATCACGATTACTACGCCGAACGCATGCAAGTGCCAAGCTGAGACGCAGGTAATCAATGAGAGATTTGTGGTGGCATTTCAAGGACAGACAACACTTCCGACATCCGTTACTATTAACCAGTTAGGAATGACGCAAGGACTCATTAAGATAGTATGTGGAAAATCAAACTGCTACGCTATCAATAGCTCCTTAACGGTTACGATTCCCACAACTGCGTAAATGTTCAAAGAAGTCTAAGGAGGTTCGGAAACGTACTTCCTTAGACTTAATAGTACTAACAAAGAGATTTATAGATTATGTTATTCAAAGACTTAAAAAGCGGTTATCCCATTTACATTTTTGACAGGGATAAAGTTACGTTTACTCAGGCAAAAGTTCTGAGCGTAAATCCTCCCCATTTTGACAATCATTACGGCAATCCTACGGAAATGGTGGTAGATGTTACTATCGAAGGTATGCCTAAACCCTATACGTTCAAGGAAAATACGGACGCAGGCTATATGAATAGTCTTGTAATTACGACTGATAGAGACAAAGCTCTTCTTGAAGTCGAGAATTTGCAGTCACAATCCGAACAGGCTTGGAACAAAAGGGACACCTATAAGAGCATTGCTGACAAATGTGCGCAAATACGGGCGGAATTTAGTCCTGCATTCAAAGAGAAAAAGGAGAACGAGGAGCGTTTCTCTAAATTGGAAGGCTCTGTAAGTGAATTGAAGGATATGATTAAAGGTCTCGTAAAAGAACTGAAAGGTTAGTTATGGATAAAAAAGAATTGCTCGATAAATTTTGTCTCCTTTTTGCGGAGGTTAAAAATTCAAGGGATTCCGAAACCATTGAGGTAGCCTTACACATGCTTAAAAAGGCTATGAGCTTTTTACTTGATTCAAATGTACGGGTTGCGAAAGAACTCATCGAATGTTTTGACGGAAATTTGAAATACTATAATTTCCTAACTGAAATAGAATCTGATGAGGTGGTTCAAAAATTCGTTCATCAAGATGGAAGTAGAGGACCTAAATGGAGGGATTCCGAAGAATTGTTCCGCAAGATAAAAGAGATGGGAGGTAAAATTGAATGTGAACCCCATTATAATAAATGGGCTTTGTACGTTACAATGAACAAGATTGCTTCCAGTCAGAATAATGTTCTTGTTAAATGGGTTGGTGACGATAGAGACAGATACTTTGAAGCATGCTATGAATTGTCTGTCGCTCAACTAAAAGATAGAGTTCGCCCGTGTTGGATTCGTCCCTATTATGAAATCGGCGAATAAGATATTTTTCCTTTTGGTTAAATGGAGTGGTGGGAGTTCTATCACTCCATTTTTTGTTTCTTAATGAGTAATTGGAACTTTCGTTTTATTTTTGTATATTCATTTGTAAAATTAAACCGAAAGTTATGCTAATAGAAACGTCTATCTTATTACTGTTACAGGAGTCTATGAGAGGTCTGCCTAAACAGATACACTATTTTCCGAGAATGTTCGCTTTATCAAAAACTGGGTCTATTCGTGTGTATGATATTACGGTAGAGGATATGGGAAACCATGCGGTAATGACTACACGGAAAAAAGTAACTTTGAACGGTAAATGGACCGAGGATAAATATGACTATTGGGAAGGAGTAAATATTGGAAAATCTAATGAAACGACATATCTTGAACAGGCGTTGTCCGAAGCACAATCAGCATGGAATAGATTACAAGATGCAGGCTTCACGGTTACAATGCCAAATCCGGATGCGAAATTCAACACGGACGCAAATGGTAAAATCAAACCAATGCTGGCAATCGGTTTTAATGAGAAAAAGATTAAATTTCCTTGCCTCTGTCAACCTAAGTATGATGGAGTTAGATGTACAATTTCACAAGATGAAGATGGTATTCATATAATTTCTCGAAAAGGAAAGCCTTATAATATTCCCCATTTAGAGAAATGGGCCAATGAGAATAAACACTTATTACCTCTTGATGGAGAACTTTATAACCATAAAGAACTTTCTTTTCAAGAAATTATATCCGCTGTAAAACGGCTGTCCGATATTACACCTAAAATAAGATATGTAGTATATGATAGACCTATTGAAGGAATCTCCAATAAAGAACGTTGGAGTAAACTCATTCAAGATTTTGAGAAAGTCGATAAAGACTCTCCTGCTTATCGTAGTGATTGGGTCTATTGTGATAATATGGAGCAAGTATGGAAGTACCATGAAAAATGTGTTGTCAATGGATATGAAGGAGTAATCGTAAGAAATCTTGACGGCAAATATGAGTTTGGGTTCCATTCCAATGATTTGATTAAATTGAAGACATTTGATGATGCGGAATTTGAAATCGTGGATGTGATTGAGGCAACAGGTCGTGATGCCGGAACGGCTGTATTCGTATGTAAGTGTAAGGGAGGCGAATTTAATGTAAAGCCGCAAGGTACAAGAGAACTCCGAGCCGAATATTTTAAGAATGGTGCTAAACTTATCGGTAAGAAAGTAACTGTTCAGTATCAGGGTTTGTCTGATGATGGAATACCAAGATTTCCGTCTGCAATATCAATTCGAGATTATGAATGAGCATATAAATCCCATGAATAATATAAAGTACTATGGATATTAAAACGAAGGACCGCTATTTTAAAGAAACGGTTGAGCAATTAAAAAGTTTTGGGTTCAAGGTTTACGCAACTATAATGGGGAGAGTTTACACTGGAATGGTTATTCGTACAAGTTATGGTACGGGTCCATATAGAATAGTGGATTTTGAAGAAGGCTGCACATGTCCAAGTTTTATGGACGCAGTTAATTTTGGAAGTAATGCACCACCGTCAAGACCTCATTATCATTTTATTTGTAGGAAAGTGGGTGAGCATAAAGGTTACTACTATGTAAACGGTTACGATGAGAACTTAAATTCCGTATGGGATGAAGACAGAGTAATCGTATGTGAGGAAGAGACTCTTTTCTTGACTATGTGCTGCGGGTTATGAGACTTTATGTAAGATGTAACGGGCATCTCCCGTTTACCATTATTCCGACTATATCTAATAGACATGACCAATTTAAGAAGGAATGGCTATTTTATTGGCTTAACATTAAAATTACTATTGTATGGGAGAAAAATTTATAGTAACAACTGTGGACCGAAGAGATTTAAAAGTTATCGGATATACCGATGACGTTGATGATACCACTATGGAAAAAATTGCTTCACTAATGAGTGAGAGCATCCTTTATCTTGATTTTTGGGCTTCTCTTAAAGAAGCATGCTATAAATTGGATATAAAGAAATCAATTTAGTATCTTTGTGCTATGGATATTAGAGTTAAAGAACCAATTTACATAAATTGTAAAGGTCAAGAATATGTAATACGTCCCGGAACAATTGGCGTAGATAAAAATAAGGTCGTTTATTTTTATGACGTAACACGGAGTTCTTCTGTCGGATTTTCTCGTGATTTTTGTATGGAGAATCCTCAAATTTTTCTTGTATCAAGAACTTTATCCGATAAAGAAGTTTCTCAAAGAGACGTATTCAAGATACTCGATGAGTACAACCGAAAGGAGTGCACTCTCTCAGATGTCTACGAACGAATAAAATCATTATAGCTATGGCGTTGGACAAGACAAAAACAAATCCCTATCTTGGATGTGCGGTGCATGAGAACCTAATTAAAATAGGTGTTGAGTCTCCTATGGTAGAAACTAAACTTCCAAAACACGATGAACGACTTGTTACCATTACTCGAAATGTAAGCGAAATTATGAAGGCTCTTGGTCTTGACTTGAAAGATGATAGTCTTTGCGAGACCCCAAGAAGAATCGCTAAAATGTATCTTAATGAGATTTTTTGGGGACTTGATTACAATAATTTTCCCAAGATTACCACTATCGAAAATAAGATGCAATATGATAACGTATTGCTCGAACGACATATAAAGGTTAATTCCACTTGTGAGCATCATTTTATCCCTATGATAGGAGAGGCTTTTATTGCTTATCTCCCTGATAAGAAAGTTATAGGTCTTTCTAAGATTAACCGTATTGTAGAGTTTTTCTCTCGAAGACCACAAGTTCAAGAAAGGCTCACTGAGCAGATATTTCATACTCTTTGTATGCTTTTAGAAACGGACAACGTTGCGGTTCTTATTAAAGCTGAGCATACTTGTGTGAAACTTCGTGGAGTTGAAGATACAAACTCGGATACTCTAACTTCTCGTTTAGGCGGAATCTTTTTTAATTCTCCTTCAAGAAACGAATTTTATCAGTCAATTAGACTATGAAGAAATTCTATACAACGGTTAACAAGCTAAATGTTGATAACAGGCTCTTCACAGCTAAATTTTGTTGCGACTATGAGAAATGTAAAGGCGCTTGTTGTTATCAACCTCTCTCAGATACTGAACTTAACGGAGGTCAATTATCGGATTACGAAGCAGCTGACATTCTGTTTTATAGGAAACAACTTTCTTCTTTATGCGAGGAAGAATGTCAACAAATGGCACTTGAACAGCCTGTTAGTAAAGACGGTGATACGTTTTATACCACCTTACAAAAAGAAAGATGTGTATTTTGTGATTTGAAAAAAGGAATTTGTGCTCTTAAAATAGCGAAAAAAATATACCCAAGTATAGATATTCCATTAAGCTGTCAGCTATACCCTCTTATTTGGAGTGCCTTTCCAAGTTATGAACAATTACAGATAGGCGATATATATGATGAGTATTGTGTACATGGTTACGAGAAAGGAGAGCGAGAGAATATTTTTATGCTTGACTTTTTAAGACCTCCTTTGGTTCGTGCTTTTGGAGAAGATTTTTTCCTTAAATTAAAAAGGCTGCAAAAGAAGTTTCTATAATTCCCTCCATATATTTAATAACGTTACTCCCAGCATTTTGTTGGGAGTTTTATTTTTCATAGATATGAACTACGATAAAGTAAGAGACCAATGGTTTTCCACACCTCCCTTTAAATTTGGCGTTTCGCTCTTGGGCAAGATTTATCCTAATAAGATTCCTGCGGGCACAGTGATGATGTTCTATTATAAAGAACGTCCCTATATAATGTTTCAGACTTTATTGGATATTTCTTGTTCTATCGAAAATAGAAGCCTCGTTTATTATGAGCCGGGTTCTATTGTCTTTTTAGATGCTCCCTCACGTGTTTTACCAGCACTCAGATTTTCCAACTGCCGCATGCCTACTCTTGAAGAGTATGTTCGTTATATGGAATCTTTTATAGTCTGAGGTTTATCATACGGACAATTTGTTTAGTTCAATATAATTTTATATACTTATTATAGTAACTTAGTTTTTAGTTATGCTTGTTGTAATATTTTTAGGATTTATATACTTTTATCTTCTCATAAGAAATAAGAAAGTATACCTTTTTAGAGAATATCTAAGGGTTCGAGCGTATGACGAGATTCATCGTGTATTGAAAGAAGATATAGATAAATTTGAACCCTTGTTTGAAGAATGGTCTTATGTTTATAAGAGGCATAGCTATTCCAAAATGGTTTTTATTCCCAGACCCTTAAAATCCAGATACTGGTTTACTGCGGAAGAAATCAAGAAATTTAATCTATAATGTTTCTATGAAAGAATGGTTGAAGAAATCTCGATGTTCACACGAGTGGATAATATTACATATCACTCGTTACGAGACTTGTGATAAACTCCTATTGGCATGTAAGAGATGTGGAAAATTAAAAAAGAAAAGAATATGAGAACGATGTAACTATATGGGTAAAGAACTAACTATGGAAAGAAAAGTAGGAGAAATATTTGAGTACAACGGAGAATGGTATCAGTGTATTCATACAAAATCTCTTGGATGTGAGAATTGTGGTTTAGCTACCAAGAGTGATATTCATTGTAGTGATGTATTTGAGATAAGAGGAGAATGTTTATCATGTTATAGAAAAGATAGTAAATCTGTAATCTTCAAGAAACTTGAAAAGGTCGGAGAGCCACATTTTATATACGACAAAATTTTTAAAGGCGGTAAAGTTTATGTTCAAAACTTCATGGTATATGAAGATTTTAAAAATCATAAACCTATATGCGATGATTATGTATTATATGATTGGCATGAAAAAATAATAAGTATAGAAATCAAACAAAACAAAGAAGATATGGAAGAAAAGAAATTGAACTTAAAAGAATTTGACCTTGAAGCAGCCAAAGCAGGCAAACCAGTCTGCACGAGAGATGGTAGAAAGGCAAGGATTATTTGCTTCGATGCCAAAAGAAAAGATGGGAAAAATATAATGGCTCTTATTCCAAGCAAGGAATATCCCGAATTTGAAGATTTGGTTGCTTATCCTAATAATGGCAATTATCATGGAGGACATGAGAATGACGGCGACCTCATGATGCTCCATCAGAAGAAAGAGGGGTGGATTAATATATACACATGTTATGATGGTGCAGAAACAGGAATAAGTATATACAAAACAAAAGAAATTGCTAAAAAGGAGGTTGACAATGACTCATCTTATTTAGATACAATTAAAATCGAGTGGGAGGAGTAACTATGAAGAAATTCCTATTGCTTTTATTAGTATCGCTTATACTAACAAGCTGCTATACAAATGGAGACTGTACAACTGCTGTAAAGGAAGCATACCCCGATAGTGAGATATACCAGATAAAGATAAATGAGTTCATACTTGTTGATTCCATAGGAATATGGTATGTGAATGCAAATATGGGTATAAAAGAACCATATACAGAAAAACAATTAGTTAAACTTTGGAATAATCATGGGAGAAATTGAATTTGGTAAATGTGAAATCTGTGGCAAAGAAGCACCATTAGAAAGGACTTATTTCTATTATCCTATTCATTGTGAATGCTGTGGTAGTAAGGACGAGAATGGACAAAAACAACATTTTGTAATGGTAGTACATTGCAAAGATTGTCCCGCTCCTATGCCAAAAGAAATACACCCGTTGCTCAAATCTATGCACGGTGAAGAACATAGAGCGAATATCACGAATATTTTGCCGACAGAAATTAGAGGTCAGTTTATTATAAATGATGAAATTATTAAGAAATAGCAAGTTATGTGGATAGCAAGGGACGAAAGTGGAAAATTGTTTATGTACTCAACTAAACCATTTAAACGTGAGTGTACATGGGGATTTAAAGGCAAAAATACTATTGTTGTTGTATTAAGTGACAGTTTATTCCCAGAAGTAAAATGGGAAGATAAAGAACCAAGAGAGTTGATATTGAAATAATTGTGTAAGACAAGTAAATCATGAAAATAGAAGATATTGAAAAAAGGTCATTAGAATATGCTGAAATAACAGCCCCAACTTATGCCAATGGAGATTTTGAGTCGACAATAGCTGATGCTTTCGAGCATGGTGCAAACTGGCGGATAAATTCAGTGTGGCATGAGGTAAGTGAAGAACCCGAAAGGAATAGAATATATCTTGCTCAACTTGGAGACTGTGCCTTTGATACCTTTTATGATTCCGAAAATTGGGTAAAATTTTCACGTGGAGTTAACATGCAACGTTGGGCATATGTAGAAGACTTGTTACCAAATAAATAGGAGTTACTATATAGATAAAAACTTATGGATACTTTGATTCTTGTAGGAATAATACTTAATTTATTGTCGTTTGTAGCGGTGCTGATTCTCTGTTATAGGTATATTAGATTGTCCAACCAAAAAGAGAATGAATATTATACCGATTATGTACACAATAGACTTATTCTCCGTGTTTATAAGCCAGAATTTGAGTATGAGGCGATAGGAAAACTACCTATTGAAAAAATCCTTGATAGAGGAAACCTCTCGCAATATTATGTTTGGGCTTTGATTGAGAAATAGCTATGACTTGGAAAGTTCAAATGAAAATCTTATATTTAATCTTTGTAAGTATTACACTAACTACATTATGGATAATTTAATAGAACGCCCTGTATATTGCAGCGCATGTATTTTTAGAAAAACCGCTGATGCGGTTGAGATATTATTTGTGGAGAACCATGACAAAAATATCGAAGGAGATTATAGACTTCCGGGGGGTCTTTTGTGTAAAGGTAAATCTGGCTCTCAGTTTATTGAGGATAAGATTCTTGAAGAAACAGACATCAATCTACATGGTTTATCCATAGTTTGCGTTTCAACAGACGTTAAAGAATACGCTCAATATGTCCATATTGTATACGGGCATTTCCTAACTGAGGACGAAGTAAGAGCACTTGTTACGACATCTACTCACCATCATTGGATAGATATTTTTAGCTTAGCAGATTATTCTTTGTGCTTTTCACAACAAGAAAAAATTATTGACATAATACAGAGTGCTATGCACTCATAGTGATTTAGTAAGATGGATTTAAACAAGTTTGGAAGGAGAGCGTATAATTCTGCTCTAAAACGAGGTAAGATTCGTGAGAATTTTACAGTAGAAACACTTCACGCTGAAACCATTGAGGGTCTTAGTGAGGAAGTAAAAGAAGTTATTGAAGCGAGTGAATCAGAAACATCTGAACACTTAAATGGCTACACTGCTGTTGTAGAGGAACTCGCAGATGTTGCCATAGTAGCTTTAACCGAACTCCACCGTAGAGGCGTTGATATAGAAGCATTACTTCATGAAAAGATGAAGTACAATGAGCAGAGATAAAATCTTTTTTTGAAACCCCATACTTCGGAAATAAATAACAAGGATTATACTATGGCTTCTGATAATGTAATTAAAGAACAATTAAAACTCGTAGAGACTTACTTATTAGAGTTCTGCGAAGTAAACGGGATTCCAGAAAGTGAACTTAAAAACCATTTGGTCGTGGCACGTTATCTATCGGATAACTCTGTAATGGCTGTTAACGTAGATGACCAAAGGGATGTGAAATTCGGTACGAGAATAAAAGTTCTTCACGAGGAAAAAGAATCTTTTGACATCGAATTTACATTTGAGATTGAAATATTTGGAGAGTTCCTTGAACATAAGGATAAGTTTCCTAAGACCTTAAAACGGATTGAAGAAAATGGAGGAAATATTGCAATTACTTCGAGAGAATAACGAGATGCTCAAAGAAATTGTTACTATTCTTAGAAAAATTCAAGACCCGGATTACATAATGGAGGAGAATACAACCGACTTCCTTATGAATATCGTAGCGAATCTTGTGGCCTCCAAAATTGAAAACCTGAATAAAAAGTAATGATATGAAGAAGTACATTGGAACAAAACAAGTGGAAGCTGAACCGATGACAATGGGTGAGGCTTATGAAAGAGGTTTATTGCAAGTCGGCAGAGTGCCCGATGTGGAGTCTGCAAAGCGCATGGGTTATCACGTTAGATATGCTGACGGGTACGGGAGTTGGTCTCCGGCTAAACCTTTTGAAGATGCATACAAGGTGGCTGATACATTCCTTGACCGTCTGCATATTGAAATGAGAGACTTGTATGAGAAGATGGATAAGCTCGCCCCATTTATTGAATCTGGCAAAATAGATGAGGTTGTGACTGACAAGTATCAGAACTATCTGCTTCGTTTACAGCATAAGGTCATGAGTCGGTATATCAATATATTAGAATGTCGTATTGGTAGGCTTGATGGCTCACCAGAAGCTCCCTTGCATCAAATGACATTTGGAGATGCGATAGAAATTTTGAAGAATGGTGGTGTTGTCCGCAGAATAAATTGGACCCCACAATGGCGACTTGCCTATGTTCCTTTACGGAAGGACTCCACTATACGATATGTAGAACTTATCGATACAGATAACGGAACGTCAGAGTTTTGGCATCCTTGTATTGAGGATATGTTTGCTGAGGATTGGGAGATTGTTTTAGGGTAACATTTTTAGGAGGGATTCCTAAAAAATCCCTCTCTTTTTGAAAAGTATGAGGGCAATAATAGTCTATTCGGGCAAAGGCGGTGTCGGTAAAACTACCACTACTGACGGATGGCTAAGATAAACCAAAGTATTGCATGGGATATAAAAACGGAAACAACTATGAAAGGAATAATAAAGGCGGCGATGGCATCGAGGTGTAATCCTGACCAATCTTTTATTGAGGGATTTTCCAGAGGGGCTGACTATTATAAGAAGCATCTGTGGCACACTGCGGATAAAACTCCGAAGAAAGACCAACCCTTGCTCTTGCAGATGAGCAATGGAATGTTGGTTTTCGGAAAATTTGAGGGATGGGGATATTCATTTTCCGTTCCCGAAGAAAATCTGACGGACAAATTGAACATAGTTAGATGGTTGTACTTAAAAGACATATTATGAACGGCAAAGAACTTAAAATTTCCTCATTACACGAGGTAATGAACAGAAAGGATGATAAGGACAATTTTATTCTTACTCCGCTTTCCTATACAGATGATTATTTGGAACCATTTATTGGCGAGCGTACTGTGAGGTTCCACTATTACAAGCACCTACAAGCGTATATTGATAATGTAAATCGCTTGAAAGGAGATTACTATACAGATTTTACTATCGAGAAACTCCTATTATTCTGTATAGACAGTTACGCAGATTTGTATAAGAATGCATCTCAGGTGTTTAATCATTATTTCTACTTCGAGCAGTTAAATACGAGAGGTTCTAAACAGCCGTTGCCTATAATGTGGAGCCTCATTGTAAAATATTATGGCTCTTGGGACAATTTGAAAGCTCAAATAATTAAGGCCAGTATGAGTATATTTGGTTCAGGGTGGGTGTTTCTTACAACTGATAAACAAAGGAAATGCTTATGGGTAAGGTCATTCTCTGGAACAGGAACACCAAAAGGTACATATGAGATTCCTATTCTTGCTCTTGATGTTTGGGAGCATGCTTACTATTTGGACTACCAGAACGATAGAAAACTTTACATTGAGAAATTTTTTGAGGCTATTGATTGGTCGGTAGTAGAAAGGAGACTCTGTGAGGTACAAAATTAAATGTGTAAAATTTTAGTATGTGCGGATTTGTGATTTAAATCAAAATTACTACCTTTGGAGGTGAAAACGTTATAAGCTATGGCAAAAATAAATTCAGAAACAGTTATCAAGTTGAAAAGGTTGCTTTCTTCATGGACAGTTTTCTATCAAAAAGCACATACTTATCATTGGGATTTGAAAGGTGAGAATTTTCTGTCTCTGCATAAGCACTTAGAAAAGTTATACGATGAAAGTGTCGAGCATACAGACGAAATTGCCGAACGATTGCGGCAAATTGGAGAAAAAACTTCTCTCACGTTGAAAAACGCATCAGAAAATTCCGTAGTAATGGATTCGAATGACGCAGAAACTCCTACTTATGTCATACAAGATTTAATAGTCGGCATTACTAACTTAACCTTACTCCAAAATGAGATTTATTTCGAGGCTGACGAGCAAGGTGATTACGTAACTGCGGATTTGATGACCCAGCTAAGCAAATGGTGTGAATTTAATAGCTGGTTTTTAGCATCCATTGTCGGAGAAGATGCGGAGTCAAATATATAGAGCACATTTCATAGATATATGCGTTCATAATTTTCTCAAAATTATCTACTATTTAGGTTGAAGGGAAACCGTTCGTGAAGAATAGTTTCCCTATTTTTGTGTCTGAAAAGAGCTGGATTTTTCCTAAAAAGCGTAGATTTCTATATTCACCCTCCATTTTGGATTTTAAGACGACCAATTTTTCCTTATTTTTTGGAGCTGGAAATTGGTTTACTGAAAAAAGAGCTGGAATTACCATGAATAAAGCCTTCGGAGCATGATTTCATGTATAGGTTAATATATTCAACCGTGAGAAAACGGGGTAAAAATGCGGTTTCACAAATAGTTAGTGAATAGTATGCAGTATAGACCTAAGAAATTGCGGAAATGCGGGTTCAAATAAGAGTATAATATCTATATTATTACTATATATGTATATAGGAGTATGTATTGTATAAGGAAGTGTCGTATGTGTATTCATCTTTACTGATGGGTAAGGGCTATATAGATAGGTAGCATAAGCGTAATTAGCGTAGATAGACACCGAATTGGGCTTATTTATGTGTTTTTCTGTGTAATTAGAGCGGAAATTGGCGTTAGAATAGATTATTATATAAGAAATAACCTATTTTCTTATCTATATAGCGTAAGAAATAAGAATTAGATATGCGGCGAAAATAGTTTACTGTGATATAATATATATTACTTATACATATATAGAGGAAAGACACACATAGATTATTGTTATTATAATAACAATTATATTTATTCGGCGTATGGGACGTATGATATAGCGTAGATATATTCCTATGGAAGTTATATAGGGCGGGGACGATTGGAAAGGAAAGAATTTTTGGGCGAAATTTAATTTCATAATTTGCCTTATGGAAGAATAAGAACCCCAAGAGCTGAATTTGGGGGTCCCCTTAAATGGGATTTTTCTACGGCATGGCTTCGGGTAGTCCATTTTTATAAGAACGTAGGTAGAGAACCCGTGTTTTTTATTGTTATAACAATAACCAAAATGGCCTCGATAGGTGTATTTGGAAATCTCATCTATTTTACTTCGTGGGTACATGCGGGTGAATTGGAAAATTCTCTCTTTTTCATTATCTTTATGATAAGAACCAAACGTTATGCAGCATGTATATGGGTGAAACGCATTTCGTATAAACGGCGATTTATCCGTGTCACCGTCTCCGTTGAGAGGCTATATGGACACAAAACACCTATTTATAGTTACTTTGTTAAAAATAATTAAAATATTGACTCTATTTTGGTTATTATAAAAGAAATAACTATATTTGTATACAGTTCATTAAAACCCCAAAGATATGACTAAGCTACATGATTTTCAGAGTATCGGCGATGTGCTGGAACCTTTCGACCCCAATTACATCAGCGATAAACCGTATGAAATACCGGACATCAGTAAACGGGAGAAGCGGTTTTTACGTAAAATCTCTATTTTGGAACATAAACTCCGTAGGGAGAGAATAAGTTTTGAGTGGCTCCCCGATGATGAGATGTTCCGTGTTCACAAATACCGGAAAGGTACGGAATACCCCACGTATATGTATCTGGCTGTTTACATGGACGAGAACAAATACGCTTTCGGTGGTTACGAAACGGATTTGGTCGTTGACGGCAAAGTGTCGGTGGTGGTGGCTTCTGTAAAGGAATGGTTGTCTAACAATAAACCGGCAGTGAGATGACGACTGTACAGATATTCGGCAGGGAATATGGGTTTTGCCGCAGCGCAAAGGCTAACTACGAGGACAAACATAACCGCATGGTGAAACTGGCTTTACGGTTTGAGGAACTCAGCGAAAAATTCGACCGCATGATTGAGAAAGGTGGCTATGTTACCGATACGGCACGATGTGCGCTTGCTTGCAAGATGATGATGTACACAGGTATCCGGATTGGTAACGAGAGTTCTGCCGAAGGGTATATCACCAAGCCTCACCCCAATTCCAAGAAAGAACCGGAATTCGTACAAACATACGGATTGACCACCTTATTACCGGAACATGTATTGGTAAAGGGTCGCAAAGTGTTTCTTAATTTTATCGGTAAGAAACAGGTTGAGAACAGTTTTACCCTTATCGGAGACCTCGCTAAACAAGTAAAGGAGGTTTTGAAAACAGTGGAACAAGGAGAAACACTTTTTGAAATTACGGAATATGAACTTACTAAGTTTATTAAAAGATATGTAGGAAGGAGGTTCACTCCGAAGGATTTCCGGACTTTGCGAGCCAATATGTATGCATGGGAAAAGTTCATGGAGATATGTGAAAGGGAACTTCCCAGCACAAAGACCGAATTTAATAAGGAGGTCAAGGAGATTGCCACTTATGTCAGCGAGCATTTGAACAATACACCGGGTGTGTGCAAAGCGTCCTACATAGACTCCATGCTATGGGACGAGGTTGCCGAGCAACGTCCAGTAACAAAGAGAAAGAAATAACATTTTAATTCATCAGCAATATGGCAACAATAACTATCAGCGTACATTCCAGCTTTATAAAGTCTGCGATGTATAATGAGGACAAACAGAGTCTTCGTATCGAAATTGGCAACTCTTGGTATTACTATTATGGAGTTACCAAACAGAAGGTAAGCCACTTCAAAAAGGCGGCATCCAAAGGGCAGTATTTCTGTAATTACATAAAAGGACGATACCGAACTATCAAAAGAACCGCAAGATGAAAACTGTTATATTTGACGTAATGTGTAATGGAAGATTCGTTATGCAGTATCGGCATACTTGGTGTCCGGCCTTTCCCATCGATTTGAAAGAAGTGGTGAATGAAATTGTGGCGAAGAGACCTACCCTTAAAGGAAAATGTATCGAGTTATTTGAAACTAAAAGTATATTAAAATGAGAACAATAGCAGAGAATTTAGTGGACAAGATGCTTAGGGCATATCCCTATTGTGTAGTAAATGTGGAAACGGCTTTCAAGTTCATTGAACAAGGAGGTCATGTTAATGTGGAGCAGTTTAAGAACTGGCTTGAAACCAATGGTTATTGGCTAACCTATTATAATAGCTAATGTAAGAAATAGAATCGTTTTAATTTAAATAGTAAATAATTATGGGACTTACGTTAAGTAAACGGTACGGAGTAAATCCATCTGTGGAAACTTGTGCTATATGTGGTAATGAAATGGGTGTCTTATTATTCGGAAATAGCTATAAGGATGAAAATGGACATATTGCGGAAGCACCTTATAAATTATGCTTGGGTAATATTTGCGATGACTGTAAGAAAACCCTTTCTTCCGGAGGTATTTTCTTTATCGAAGTGGAGGATGGTGAAAGTGACAGTAACCCTTTCCGCACTGGCCGAATGATTGCGATTAAGGAGGATGCTGTCAAGAAAATCTTCAAAAAATACGAGAAAGTGAATTATGTCGAACACAGCTTATATAACAAACTATTTTCAGAATTACTATGACAAAATGAGGCTATTCGTTGATTTAATGCCTATTTACAGTTACTTTATTAAAAATAGTTAAAAATATACCTGTATTTTGGTTATTGTATAAGAAATAACTATATTTGTATACGTGAAAGTTAACCCCTTTCAGCATATAGTAGATAAAGATTTAATAATTTTATTATGGAAAAAGAATTTAATCGTAGCACTGGGAGAAAAATCTCACAAAGAGTTCAAGAAGTTCTTTCCGAAGTTCTTAAAGAAGAAGGTTTCGAGTTTATAATCAATGGCGGTACGTATACAGACGATAAGCTGAAACTTAACTTGGAAGTTTACATTAAAAACAAAAACGGTACACGGGTTGTTTCTGATAGGAGCCATGAGATTGCCGACAAGAATGCATCAATGGCGGGACTGAAATTTGAGGGTCATCTCATTGGCAGTATTTGGAATGTAAATGGTTTTACGTACACAGTTACGGGTTACACCACTAAACGGCGTAGATTTCCAGTCTCCCTTAAAAGAGAGGACGGTCGTTTATCGAAAGCACCTGTGATGTTCTTGGCACAGGGTATGCAAGTAATCAAGCCTACATTGGAGAATTTTGTTAAGTGGTTTACATTAGACCCCGACAGTGACGCAATTTTGGAAACAGACGCTGAGATATGTGATGGGGTTCAAAGTTACTTGCAAAATAATTATCCGGCATATATAATGTATAAGTTTTGCAATTTAGTGGATAACTTTAATGAGAAGGGTATTGCGAAGAAATGGGCGAAGCGTGCGTATGAGCTTTTGTTTAAAGAAGCTCCTGCAACAATGGAACATGCTTATCTTGGATTGAAAGTGATTTATAAGGAACAGATAAAAAGAAATAAAACATCAGCAAAATGAAAACTCAGGAAATAATCGAAACAATCAAAATCGGATTTGACAAACCGAAATTGTACAAACGTTCTATCTGGAACAAAGCCGTAAAAGTAATGGAGTTCTTATCTGACAATGCCAATGGCGAAATTACGAGGACCAATCTTGGTTCGGGTCTTGAAAAATATAAAGCCGAAGTCGAAGTAAATGACGAGCAGTTAGCTGTATGGGCTTTATCGTATAAGCGACATTTAGGAATGCCCATCACTTTCAGCGAAGCCTTGCCCGAACTTAATCGTATCTCAAAAGAACTCGGAGTCCCTGTAAATAACGGACTTGTTCTTATCGAATATAATAACAGACATTCTAATTAACCCCTATAAACTATATCACATGGAAACTAAAAAACTTATCAGCACATTGAAAGGATTTAAAACTCGCTTTACTAAAAATCCAAATGTAGAACTTGAAAAGAAATCTGTTGAAGGACTTGCCGAATCTTTCGGTGGCAAACTTGAAACGCTTGCAATACTTAAAGAACAAGGATGTGAAGAACTTAAAGAATATGTCAGAGGAGTGTTCGGTATGGCTTCAAGTTCTAAACCGATGGGAAAAGTTGTTTCTGTTGACGAGGACGGAAAAGAATATGCGTGTGTCAACGGTAAGATTTATACGATTGATACCGTAAAAAAGACCATGAAGAAAGTTTACAAGGACTTTAAGGACATCAGTTTAACAGACTTGGAAGTTTCTGACAAGGATATGCCGATGACGGTTTACCAAAGATATTTAAGAGATAATTTCCCTAATGAGGACGCTCCTATTAAAAAAGGGAAACTTCATTTTAGAGGTTATCGGATTTCTTGTACGGCAGAAGATGGTTTTGTTGTTGAGGACACCATGAAAAAATACGCTATTGTTGAAACTCCGTTTGAGGGCATCCCTACTCCAAAAGAATTGGGAGATTGGTTCAAAACACCGAAGAATGTTATCGAGTCTTTGGACGAATATCATGAAGCTGTTGAACGTGGAAAGGAACTTGCACGTAAAGCTAAGGAGGAAAAAGAAAGTAAACGTAATGAAGAAGTCGAGATTGATTTTGAAAAACTTCGCAGAAAGGTTTTACGCCTTATCAAGGATTCACGGTCAAAGACTATTGACGTTGACCCTGAAAAATTTGTGGAGGTTATACCTTTCAAAAGATGGCAGCGAAAAGTTAAGTCTTTGTTCTCTTTGTGGAAAAATAGAAAACTTCGTTACAATAAATTCTTGAATGAGGTTGAGAAAATAACGAAAGAAGAAACTTTCATTATCGAAGAAAAGAAAAATAAAACTACTTTTGTCGGTACACTTTTACCCGAACATAAAACGGTGGGTTCTTTAAAAGAAAACAAGATAGAGGTCGATGGTAAATGGGTTGATGCTGTTCCTTTTCTCTTGGAGTATTTACTCTTTTATGAGAAGAAAGCTATGTATCAAATAATGAAATATGCGGCTGGTGAAATAACGGATATTGAGCTAATAAAAAATCCGATTGAGGTCGATAAAAGGATTGAGTATCAGAAAAAAGCTCTTGAAAATACAGCTCATAATGCAAAGGTTTTGTGCATGGTGTACGCACAAGTGGGTATTGTGGCGCCGCATGATTTATTATTTGAAGCTGACCTTGAAGTTGGAGATAGGATACTTCTTTTTGATGGAGGAAACTTCGTAACAAGAACCATTTCGTCAGTAGATAAGGGAATCGTTCTTGGTAAAGATGTCGGTTTACTTAAACTTGACAAATGGATTAAACTTCCAAAGAAGTCCAAATAAATTGGAGGGGATATTCCCCTCCCTTAAAATATAAAGATGATGGACGATAAGTTTAATGATAGGATTCTTATTGGTGATTTAGCATGTTTAAGCAAGTTTTCATTTATGAACATCTATGGGTGTTCCGCAAAGAAATATGATGACTACATTAACTATTTTGGAGTAGATACTCTCATTGTTCTTCTTTGTCGATTGATAAAAGAGATAACAAACAACCATATTTATTGTCCGGATAACTTAAAACGAGAAGTCTTACAAATTTATAAACTGAGAATTGTTCAATTAAAACTATACAATTATGAGAAAGACAATTTTATTTTTAGCTACATTGGTGATGCTTAGCGCACACAGTCAAGAGAGTGAGAAAGAAACATTCAAGAATCTTGTTAGTATGTTTGCTCCCACGGACACAATAGTATTACAGGATTCGGGCGTAAAGCGTGACAATAATACCTATATGGATGTTTATCGGGTATTCTCTGACTCTGCCGTTGTAGAATTTGAGATGCAATATTGGTACTGCGACAGCACTTTTCTTAGAGGGTGTATTTCTCGAAAATGGAGTCGGCGAGAGTACGATTTTATTAGACGTATGAGTCGTGAAGCTAAAAGGGATTTAGAGAAAGACCGCAAAGAGACGATTGAGTTCCTTAATCGAGAAAGAGCGTCTAAACAAGTGTGGACCTTATTTAAGCTATATGAATTATTAGATTCTAAATGATATGTGGGTGTTTATTGGAATATTCTTGGTACTTGCGCTTATGTCCAAGAAAAAATTTTGGAAAACTCTTTTTCTTATTTTGATGATTTTAGCTCTATTTTAATATGGAATTAAGAAGTTATAATGTTGAGGCTATTTATTTGGAGTCTGTAAAATGTATTATCGAGGAAGATTTAGGTATTGATAAAGACAAGTTTCGTCTGAACGCTCCCCATATAATAGATATGATTTCTCAGATTAAGACTGAGGACGGTTATGTACATTTGTGCGCTTGTAATAGGCGAAAAGATGATGAGATATGGACTCCATATTTACAGATAGTTGAGATGCTTATTCGTATGGGAGCAAAGATTGGCTGTGTAAAATATACGGGTAAATTAAAACCAGAAACTTTAATTAAAATAACTATTTGAGATTGATGATATGGCAAGAATAATGAAAGCTGTTGACACTTCTGAGGAAGTTGTTGAATTTGAGAAAGTGCGTAAGATGGTGCGTAAAGAAATTGAAAAAAGATATGGTGGTGTTGCTAAATTTCTAAAATCCGAAAAAGGAAAAGAATTTGGAGGGGCTAAGATTAAGATTTACTTGTACGATGCAGGACCTGTTAATTTTGATGTTATTAGTAACCTATCTAAATTTTTGGGTATTGGCGAGTTAACTCGTAAAATTGTTGTGACTCGGAATGTTTCGTATTTCTTAAAGTTGTCATAATTTAAGGTTGATTTTTCGGGAGTTCAAAAAATGTTTTATATTTTTGCAGAAGTGTAGGAGTTGTTAATTAGTTAATAGTTAGGTTATGCAGAAAGAAAAACAAGTCCGTTCTTATAAACGGAGAACCAAATCGGGAAAAATAATTACTGTTAGGTCACATACTGCAAAGTACGAAGCTGCTGATAAAACTGGCGAAATTTCTAAAAAGAAGGGTGCTGGTAAGGAACTCGAAGAACGTAAAAAGAAACCAGTACAGTTAGAAATCCCTTTCGGTAAAGAGGAGGAAAAGAAAGTTCTTGATGAGGTTAAGGAGACTGCTAAAAAGGAATCTTCAAAGAAACCTGCTGAAAAGAAAACTACTGATAAGGGTACAAGACGTGCAAGTGGTGCAAAACTTAATGAAGACGGAACTTTTGTAAGTGAAAAAGATTATAAGAAATCTATTGCTCATCGAAAAAAGAAGGGTGCTCGAATATCTCCGGAGGAAGTCAAAGCGATTAAAAAATGGGAAGCTGCTCATAAAGAGGAAAAAGTTCGTCCAGTAGGAAGTGGAACAGTTGGACCTACACCGAAAAGAAAATCTGAGGCAAAAGTGGGTGATTATGTAAAGGGAGTAGGTTCATTGTCTACGGGAAAAGTCGTGCGTGCTAAATCGGATATTCCTGCTAAACTTGCTAAAAGTTATGCAGAATCTGAGAGGATACCCTTGAAACAGGCTTATCAAGAACTTATGGTCGCTTCTAAAAGGGAGTATAAAATGATAAGTTCGTTTCATAATGGAGGAACTATTTCTCCTAAGAAGGCTCGTCCAGTAGGAAGCGGTACGAATGGGTCTACTCCTATTAAGACCTCCACGTCGACTTCTTCTCCGACATTCACGGCTGCTGAATTTAAGGAGTGGTATCGTGGTACAGGAAGTGCTGCCGATAAGAAAGTTGCCAAAGCATTACGTGCGCAATTAGGGCGTTCAGGTTATCGTAAATTTGAAGATGAGGCTATTGACAACTATTCTTCTCGTGGGCATCTTTCAATGTTCAAGCGTGTAACAGGAACACATGTTACACCTGCTGAAAAGAAAACTACCAAGAAAAGCGAGACTAATGAACCTATTCCGAAAAAGAAATCTAAGGCAAAGATGCCTGAGAGCGTTCTTCAAAAGAAAAAGAAGTATTTGGAGTTTATGAAGAAGGTTAAGGCATCTGGTATGACTGTTGACGAATATACGAGAAGCCATTAAAGTTTGTCAGTGTAGATAATTTCCTCTATATTTGTAGGTGGACATCGGTAAAACGGTGTTCACCTATTTTTGTACCTAATAGAATGGCTAATGCAGATAGTGTCCTCTAATATAAAGACTGCGGATTATAACCGTACAAAAAAGGAATTGACTATGACCTTTATAAATAGACCTCGATGGGTATATATATATTATAAAGTTCCTCCGAGGATATGGATTGAGTTTGTTAGGTCATCTTCTAAGGGACAATACTTTTCAGAGATAATAAGAAATACGTTTACCTTTAAGAAAATTGTGCGTTGATATGGAAAAGAGCGTTCATGTAAAAGGACATTATAGAAACGGAAAGTATGTCAAATCGTACAATTATATGCGTACTTTTAAAGAACCCTCATTTCGTAGAAATATAGGTAAATCTTATGCTGATGACGTAAGAAGAAAGATTATAGCCCTTAGAAAGTACTCCGATTTTCAGTCTCCGGAATATCAATTTGCAATGGACTATATCGAGAAAGAATGCCCCGAAGTAGCCTATATAATAGGTGATAGTAAAGGAAAAACAAAGTCTCCCTTGAAAATAACCAAAGACATATACGACAAGGTTAATTACGCTTATAACATCTTATATTCAAAATAATAGACTATGAATACTGTAACAAGAATTTTCGAGTTTGATGCAGCTCACAGAGTTATGCACGAAAAGGTGAAGTGCTTTAATCTTCACGGCCACCGTTTTAAGATTGAAGCTACTTTTGAATATGATTCTAAGGGTGCGCTTGGATACGCAATCGACTTTAAGGAGATAAAACGTATTGTTGGTGCTTGGATTGATGAGAAATTAGACCACGCTTGTATTTTAAATCCGTATGATGAGCAGTTAATAATGCTATGCCGAAATTATGAATGGCGTTTATACATTATGGGTATGGGAACTTACGGAGATATAAATCCGTCTGCCGAAAATTTAGCCTCTGAATTATTCTATACGATAAGGCAACTTTTTATCAAAGATTCGTCAGGAGTAACTCTCTCGAAGTTACGTTTGTATGAGACACCTAACTGTTGGGTTGAAACCAATGGATTCGATTATGTAGCGTCTGATGGTTACCTTAAAGATTTATCGAAGTGGAGGAGTGAAAAAGGGGAATTTAATTATGATATAAGAAATGAATAACTATGCCAGTTAGGAAAAAAATTATTCCAAAAGAGGAAGGGTATGTTTTTCCGTCTACTGGGAAAAAATTTACCGAGGAGGAGGTAACCTCTGCTTTTGAGGGTAAATCTGTATCTTTTGATGCACACGATATTACCTCTAAGATAATCGAGTTTGGGAAGATTCTAACAGGTATCTCCCTTTACAGTTACCAGATAGAAGCTGTTTATGCGATTATCTATTCAGTAATAACGTTTTCGGGTGACGTTAAGACTCTATTGTTTAGTAGACAATCAGGGAAGTCTGAGGCAATAGCCTTTGTTATTGATACGCTTTGTGTATTGTTACCATCACTTGGAAAAATCATTCCCGACTTGGAGCAGTTCAGTATGGGTTTCCGTGTTGGTTTGTTTGCCCCTCAATCGGACCAAGTTCAGACCACTTATTCTCGTGCGATGACAAGAATAAATTCCGCAAATGCGGAAATGGTATTGGCAGACCCAGATATTGATGTCTATCTTGAAAGTACGGCAAGACTTGAATTAAGTAATGGCTCATACCTTGCAGGACAAGTAGCGAGTAAACAATCTAAGATTGAGTCAAAGACATACGACCTCGTTATTGTTGAGGAGGCACAAGATGTGGACGACCTTATCGTGAGTAAGTCTATCGAGCCTATGCTTTCTTCTACGGCTGGTACTTTAATTAAAGTGGGTACTACGGGTATGTATAAGAATCATTTTTGGTATGAGATTCAACATAATAGACAAATTGACCGTAAGATAAAAGACTCACGTATTAGAAATCATTTTGAGTTTGACTATAAGCGTATTATAAGAGATAGACGTGAGCAGTATGAAAAGGACGGTAAACGTTTCCACTTAAATTATGAGGCTGATATTTTTCGTAAAAAAGCTCGTTGGGGTGAAGATTCTCAGGCGTTTAAGTTATCATACGCTTTGATTTGGGATTTAGAGAGTGGTATGCTTCTTACGGATAAGGAATACAACTCCATTATAAATCGTAAATTAGGTTTTCAGTCTCCGTCAACTACTGATGTTGTAATAGCCGGATTGGACATTGGTAAATCTCCTGCTGAGACGGTATTGACAATCGGGAAAAAGTTTTACCTTGATGATTCTTTTGATAGACCCTATAAACAAATTCTTGCTTGGGTGGCTCTTGGTGGATTGGATTATGAGGCCCAACATCATATAATCTTAGATTGTATTGTGGAATTTAATATTTCTGTTATATTTGCGGATTATACGGGTGTCGGTAAAGCTGTTGTCGATAGGCTTATGTATGCGTGCGGAGAATATGTCGATATTGTTCCTTATACATTTACTCCACAGAGTAAATCGGATATGTGGTTTAACTTTGTCTCGGATATTCAGACAAGGCACTTAATTGTTCCGGCTAATCCAAAAGTTCGGGCTACCACAGAGTACATGAAATTTGAAGAACAGATGAAGAATTGCCAGAAGTATTTTAATGGGGCTTATATGGTATGTGAGAAATCTGATGGCTATTTTGACGACTTTGTAGATAGTTGCGCTCTTATGAGTATGGCCGCTAATGAGGAACAAAGAGTTGATGAAGAAATGGAAGTTTCTCAAAATTCTCTTTACAGTGGAGTTACTGACACTATAAATGCAATTAGAAGAAATTCTTATTAGTATGAAAGTATTTGAGACAGATATTTTCCCTTTCGTATTTTGCGTTGCAGAGTTAAATGAACGTAAAGAGATAACTGATACCTTTTTAGACGCTGATGGATATGAGATTACATATCCAGATTGTATTAGCGGACTTGTTGTTCGTGCAAAATATAAAGATACCGGAAGTATGTGCTCTTTAATAGTAATAAATAGAAAGAACTCTAATATAGGAACTATTGCACACGAAGCAAATCACTCCGCTGAGAATTTACTTGAAAACATAGGGGTATACCATAATAGTAACACGTCTGAGGTTTATTCTTATGTTATAGGTTTTATAGCACAAAAAATTTATGAGACATTATGGGAATAGATGTAGGTGGTATGAACCCTACCGGCGTTGGTAGTTATAATGGCTATCCGGGTTCAAAGTATTGGAATGTTGATAGTCGGCCTTTAAGTGAGGCTACGAATGTTCTGCGCTCTTTCGTTTTACAGAATATAGTCCAAGATAATCAGTGGGAAATCGATAGAATTACCAAATATTATCTGTATTGGAAGTTCTATGAGGGAATGCACTACAAGGACTTTAACGATGGATTGCTTTCATTTAATTATATACGAGCATTCATTGATAAGGTCAATATGTTTCTTCTCGGAGACGAGGCATTTACTTTTCATGTTAAGAGCTTTTATACTACGCAAATAGATACGGAAGTTGAAAAACTTGCCGAAGAATTGATGATGTACCATTGGGGAAAATCTCACAAATTGCAGCTTGCTTATGAGATTTTACAGATGGGAAGCATTACGGGTGATGTTTGGCTTGGTGTAGAGTGGATGCCTGACGAAACAGATAGATACTGTCGTGTAAGTGTTTTTGATAGTAGACAATGTTTTGTCACTTTTGTAAATGGCGATTATAGTAATGTGGAGTCGTTTATGGTTAGACAACCTCTCGACCAAAATGGAAGTAATAGTCAAACCAAGTATAGATTGTTTGTTCAAAGATGGACAAATAAGAAAGTAGAGACTTGGTATCAAAAAGATGTTTCTATCGAAGAAAATAAGGTAGCCAAATATGACCATCATATTTATAAGAATAAATACGGTTTTATTCCTATGGTGCATATAAAGAATCGCCCAAATTCTGCCGGCTATTACGGTAAGTCTGACGCAAATGACATACTTAAAATAAATAAGGTATATAATGAAATTATGCAGCAATTAAAAGCTGTTATCGATTATCATGTTACACCTACCACTGTAATTACGGGTGCTTCGGCTAAATCACTGAAAAAAGGTCTCGGACAAATATGGTCGGGACTTCCTGCCGAAGCTAATGTATTTAATCTTGGTTTGGATGTAGATTTATCCGCTACTGTAAACTTTGCGAAAGACTTAAAAACAGCAATGCATGAACTTTCAGATGTGCCGGAAAATGCTCTTGGTAAGATACAGGCTATAAGTAACACTTCTGCTGCGGCATTACAGATTACTTATCACCCCCTCATACAACAAGCTAATATCAAGGCTATGACTTATGGGGAGGGCATTTCTGAGTTAAACAGTATGATTTTAAGGATACTCGATATTGAAGACCCAGAAAATGAAAGACTCCTTAAATTACATGAGCTTTCTCCTAATTTTTTATCTGAGATGAGAATTGAGCCTGTTTTCGCTTATGGTTTTCCGAAGGATAAAACTGATGAGCTTAATCGTGCTCAAATGGAACTTAATATGAAACTAAGTTCTCGAAAAGAAATTATGGAGAGAATGGGTAAACAGAATATTCCTGAATTACTTGATGAAATTGACGAAGATTTGATACATTTAGGTATTGTTCAAGCCAAGATAGCCGAATTAGCTGGAAGTTTAATGCAACAATCTCCTAATGAATCTTCTGAATAAAACGCAGGACCTTTCGAGGATGAAGAAAATGAAGAAAACGAGGAAATCGAAGAATAAAAACTCTTAAATTTTTATTTTTTCTAAAAATGGATTATCTTTGAAACGCTATCAGTAAAAGACTTATATTTATTGTTAAACTAAAATCAAAAGTTATGGCTGGATTACAAACATTAGACAAAGGAAATCCCGAAGCCTTGCATGACATCGGGCAAAGTACGCAGAAAATGGTGAGCGACAATTTTGTCAATCCGGGTACACCGAGTGACCCTCTTGTTAATAGAGACCAGATGACACAGGCTACCATTAAAGGTAACGGTGCAGATGTCTTGAAAGCGAACATTATTAAGTAAAAACATGTTTTAAAACTTTCAATCGTAGAAAATCATGGAAGAACTTATTGAAAATGAGGCAAGAATACCTGAAAGTGTTATAATCAATGGCGTTACTTACGTAATTAAAGACACTCCTGAATTGCAGAAATTCATTCAAGAAGTTGCGAAAGTAGAGAAGAACAAATTGTATTCGAAGTACAAGATGTTGAAACAACAGATAGATTCTTTACAGAGAGTAACACCTACTGGTGGGGTAAATGCCGATGACCTTGTAGATAAACTAAAAGGTACGTTTATTACAGTTGAGGATTTAAAAGAACAACTTCCTTCTGTAATTAAACAAGTTGTTCAGCCCCTCCTAAACGCTTCTGAAAAGCAACAGCATGATGAACTTAATGCGTATCGGGAAAAACTTATTTCGGAGAATATAACTACTTGTATTCCTGAGTTGGTAAAAGGTGAGACCAAAGAGGAACTGGATGCAGCTTTGAAGGAATCAATCCGAATCCGTTCAGCTTATCCCTCGCCAAGTATGAATCCCCAGAAACCTGAGCAACATGTTACAGACCCTCTTATTGAAAGTCAAGCTCAACAGATGGGGATTCAGGGTATGATTGAACCCACTCCTACACAACAGCGTCAATCTGAAATTCCCGCACCTTCTCCCGTACCTCGAAGAACTTCTCCGGAAGTTACCGGAGCTTCCAATGTTAAACAGATGACTATGAGCGAGTTTGAAAAACAACGTGACTCACTTAAAGCTCAGTTGGAAAGTATATATGGTGGAGGTTCCCTTTAATTAAACAGTAAACTAAAAAAGAAAAACAAATGACAACTCTTTTATTTATTTTAGGTTCAATTTTCATCTTTATGATGACGGGATTGTTTTTTGGAGAAACATCTTCTGCCAGCGCAGAAGGTGGAGGATATGTTTCGATTCCACAAGCAGTCCGTGATTTTTATTCTCGTGAGGTTCTTTTCCAAGCACAGCCCCGTTTGAGGTTTGCCCAATTTGCTAAGGTTAAACGTGATTTGCAGGCTGTACGAGGAAAATCAATTGTGTTCGTTAAGTATGGAAATCTTACGGGTGGTGGTTCCCTTGAAGAAAAAGACGTTTTAACGCCGGAAGGAATGACCACTTCTGAGATTACAGTACATGTTAAAGAACAAGCTAATTCTATCCAAGTTACGGAATATTTACTTCGTACCTCTTTATTAGACGTATTGGGCGATGCATCTAAACTACTTGCAAATAACATGGCAATTGTTTTGGACGGACAATTCCGTGATACTGTATTGCAGACTACCAATGTTGTTTATGGAGGTGACGCTACGGGTATCGATGATATTGCGACTGGTGACGCATTTAATACCAAGACTGTAAAGGATGCCGTAGAAACTCTCGCCACCAATAATGCCCCCCGTATCAATGGAGATTATTATGTATGTATAGCTCACCCGCACCAGCTTCGTCAGCTTCGTGATGACCCCAATTGGATTACCGCAAATACTTATATGGGTCGTCGTCAGCTTTATATTGGTGAGGTTGGTATGTATGAAGGGTGTATCTTTATTGAATCTACTCAGATGCCTGTATTAAACGCAACCGAATTGACTAAACGTTACGGTAAAGCTGGGTCTTTACAAACGGGTTATGAAGCTGTATTCTTTGGAGAAAATGCCTATGCTTGGGGTATCGCCCTTGACGTAGAACTTCGTGATGACGGCGTAGTTGAACTTGGACGTAAACATACTCTCGGATGGTATGGTATCTGGGGTACTGGTATTATCGAGGAGAAAAACATTGTGAAAGCTCTTACTGCGTAAGCAGTAGGAGTTTTCCTAAGAGTAGTAACTATAAAAATTTTTGACTATGGCAAGAACAAAGTTGAATCCCGAAGAAGACATTGAAATGCAACCAGATTCTGTACAAGAGTCTATTGAAGAACCCATCGAAGATGTGATACCTAAGAAACAAGAAAATCCTGTGGTAAATACGGGTAAGAAAAATGTCAAAGTTAGGGTGGTTGAAGACATCGACTGCGTTATCGCTGGCGTTCCTTACCAGTTTCCTAAGAACAAAGAAGTTTCTGTTCCGTCTGACGTAGCCGCAATTTTTTGTTTTGCCCAAAAGGCATTCAGAATATAATTTATGGCTCAATCTAAGGTAACTTTGAATGAGATAATGATAGCGGTTCGGGAGCTTACTTTCGACCGCTTCATTATTCCCGCATTTGCCATAAAGCAAATGGGAAGTGACTATTTTGTCAGTATTGATAAGACGTATGTTCCGGAAGTAGAAGACCCTACCGAAGAAGTTATAAAAGGGAAATTAACCATATACAAAAATGTAAAGGGGTCTGATTTAGATTCTGAGGAACTGACCAAAAACATAATCGTAGACCTTCCTTTTAATGCCTATCGGACATTAGAGGATTTAATGAACGCCTTGATAGAAGCTAATATTGTTGTATCTTATACTCCATATTTTAGGGGAACTACGGCTTCTGACTTTCTTATTCAGGTTAAAGATGTAGAGCTTACAGATAATTTTACTGCTTTTAGACGCTATTTTTTCTCTAATGAGGAAATTGAAGAGATGATTCGGTGGTACTACTTTGTCGTATTAGACATCAAAGACGTAGAACTTACCGATGAAATTGTTGGCAGACTTATTCGTCCGTCAGAAAAACACCTTGCTATTTGGGTGTCATATTATTTGGTAGGTAAACGAAGACTATATGAAGTAGCTGCTGGTTCCATAGGTCAAAATTTTACTGATGGCTCAGACTATGTTGGAACAGACACTTCTTCTGCCGTAGGGACTACCACTACCACACAAATAGGCTCTGTTTTCACTATTACAGAAGACCCCTCCACTGGATATTTCTATGAAGATTTCAATAGAGTTGGTTCTGACAATGTTTTAGGTGATAGATATAGTTTTTGGTATAAACTAATGCTATATTTAAGAGATTTGCTTGAAACTCAATTCGGAGATTACTCCTTGCGTAAGGATAATGTTATTCCGGGTTACATTTCATTGCAGCGAGAACTTGACTTCCGCAGCTACTATGATAGCTATCCCTTTACTCTATCTCCGCTTTCTCGTGGAATTTTATCTAAGACACCGTAGATATGTTAGTATCTAAGACCAAATTCTTACAGTATCAAAGTATGTTTTATAAGAAGTTATTAAAGACTCCTTATAAGATACAGCTTGAAATTATTACTGTTCAAAAGATAGAACCGACTGGGGAATTTTCTATTGAGGCATTTGTTGGTGACAGCCCTCGAAAATCTGAATTTTACGAATTTCGAGCACTCTATGAAAAAGAAATTTCTAACCGTACACGAGAAAAGTATGGTTTACCACAAGAGGTTAATGGTGTGGTCTATCTTTCACCGAGACAACTTATTCCGAAATTTGGAGACTACCATCTTGATTGGAATAAAACTAAGGTACATTTTGAGGGCAGAACGCAAGTTATCGATAAGATTGTGTATCTCGAAGAGTTTAAGGAATATGGTAGCTGTGTCGGTATTCAGATATTCGTGAAAGACGATTTGAAAGGGGGATAGGACTTATGAAAAGACATCGTGTTACAAGGCATTGCAAATCTGGAAAGTGTGTGACTTATTGGAGAGGTAAAGAAGGTTCTCGACGTTTCGGTGAAGGAAAAGAATTTGAAAGTAAGTTTTCTTCTTCACGTATAAACAGAGTTAACAACGCTTATGATGAAGCGGGTGTTGCTGCTCCGAAAGGAAAAGGAATCCATACGGTTGCTTTCCATGAAAGAGCTGCTAAAATTATGGGGTCCATGAAAAAATCTGGAAAAGGAGTAAATCGTAACGAAGCATACGCTATTGCGATGAAACAACTTGGACGTAAGAAGTCAGTATTAAAGAAACATCAAAAATAATTTATTATGGGTGGTGTTATTAAACGAGAAAATCCCAAAGGTATTCAACGTGCCAAATATACCAAAGGTTTTCGTGAGCAAAGTGAGGTAAAGGCTGCTTATGAACAAGTGGGGTGGACTCCTAATAGGAATACTAAAAGTTGGTATAGGGATATTTATGAGTTTTATCAAAAAAATGAGGTGTAGTTATGGGGTATGTAAATAAAAACGGCAAGCCAATTAAGAAAAATCATTCTACTTGCCAGCCAGTTATGAAATCTTGGGGACTTGGTGAAGGAAGACCTCCCCTTACTTCTGACCCAGAAAATCCGATTAAGATGTTTGCCGAATACGAGGAAGACACTGAAAAGGATAAAGATAAGAGGTAAGCCATGCCGAAGTTTCCGAGAATGCCGAAATCTTTACTCAAACCTCCTCCCAAATTTAAGAAACCGAAAGTTAAAGATTTTGTTTCTGATATGCAGAGACTCGGTGAAGAAATTGCGGAGGATTTTAAGGATACTATTATCAAGAATATTGAGGAGAATACTTACGGTTTTATCTTGAAACCGTCTACTGAGATTAAGAAAAAGTCAGACATTCCGTTAATAGATTCTCGTCAACTTATTGATGCTATTTATAGAGAAGGAACTACTGTTTCGGTTGAGGACACCCCACGAGACGATAGTTCTTTGTCTAATTTAGAGCTATCTATCATACATGAGTATGGAACAAAAGACAAACATATTCCGGCAAGACCAGTATGGAGACAAACATACAAGGATTTCAAGGAAGTAGCCCATGAAAGAATTTCAGAATTTTTGAAGAACCCTAAATTTAAGTCACATGAATGAGGTTGCTATAAAAGCGCATACACGGCGTAGTAAGAGTGGTAAACAGATACAAGTCAAAGGTTACACTCGTAGAATTGGACGAAAAGGAGTTCATTCTCCAAAGCGAGAGAAAAACTCTGGGGAAGAATTGGTTGCAAAAGTTGCTGAGAAGAAATCTCCTATTTCTAAGGAAGAACTTGAAAGACGCTTAAAATGGGAAGAAGATTTTAAACGCTCCGAAGCTGAACGAAAATCATTGGGAATGTCTCCTGAAAAATATTCACGTTACAAGTTGGCTGAGAGTGAAAGACGTGAACGTGCAGAGCACGCTGCTAAAAAGGCTTCTGCATCTACCACTTCTTCCGCTTCTGAAAAAAACCCTCTATCCAAGAAAGGTTCTCAAAATATTTTAGAGCGGATTGAAGATAAAATCGCTAAATTTGTAGAGAAGTATAGTGGTAAGAAATATAAAAGAGCATTATGAGTTTTATGAAGAAACTTATACAAAATAACAGTGGAGTAAGTTCTAAGAGTTTTTTCTTAGTTGTTGTTACTTGTATTGGGTGCTTGCTCTTGCTGATTGTTGGGTTTGTATTGGTATTCGAGGTCATTAAGTCTGGAACAATAAAGACTGACTTAAACGGCTTATCTTTATTTGTCGGCAGTATTACTGCGCTTTTCGGTGCTGCCGGACTTACGAAATGTTTAGGAGAGCGAAATGAAAAACAGAAGTGACTATGAAAAAGAAGATTATTTTTTGGGTCGTTGTAGTGGTCTTACTTGTAGGTATCGTTTTATACGTTCATTATGTAAGCCCCATTTCCGTATTGGTTAACGTTCTTGTTCTTGGAGTAGGAGCAGTTCTTGGCTGGGTATCTCATATCTTATACGGAAAATATTTTTCTAAGAAGTAGTTATGCTGTGTAGTATCCGACAGGTAAATGAAGAATTTTTCCGAAAATTCTATGGCCTTAAAATGGTTATAGGAGGTTCGGAACAAACTGTTTTGTGTAGGTATGCCAAGAAATCAAGCTATGACTATGTTGAGGAGCAGCTTAATCAAGTTTACCCGTGTATAGTGATTCAAGATTATGTCCCTACGCCAAAAGATGAATGGTATATAGATATGCATGCTTATTTTGGTGGGAAATCATCTGACGGATTAACAGGATACTTATTTCTTAGACCTATTTGGATGGATTTTCGTTATGATGTAAGTATTGTAGCTAAGAGTTATAATGACTTTTCCGCTATGAAAGATTACTTCATGACGCATTTTGTTTATGGAAAAAGATTCATATTCAATAAAAAACTTAGTGGCGAAGATACAGTAGGTGATATTGTTCCCTATACTATAAGAGAAACAGATATACCCAGAAATGATGGTTGCTTTGAGACGAACTATGAATTTACTTGCTCTGTTTGGCTTTATCCGAGAACTCCGGAAGAAGTTTCTCTTATTCAAGAAGTTGTTATTTGTGGAAGTCCTCGACTTTTGTCTGAGAATATTAACGAATTTATTTCTAAGGATAATTGTATTATCATCACAAAAGATGGTAGTATTTTTGCTCCGACAGGAGTTTATATATCGAAGTATACTGGCTATGAGATAGACCAAATTCTTGGGAAAGCGGTAGAATCTTCTACATACGACCATATTGAGAAGGTTACTGAGAAAGAATATGAAGAACTCTTAGATAAAGATTCTCGTACTCTATATGTAGTTATAAAAGATGAACCCTGATGTCGTAAATATAAAATCTGGAAATCTTCAAGTTAAGAGCGTTTATTCGGGTGAGGAAAAAGTATGGCCCCAATCGTTCATAGACGTGAAGCCCAAGTATCTTTTTTTCTCAGATATGGAAAGTTCGGGGATTGTTGATGTTATTGCGAATGTTGATTGGAATGTTAAAGTTAAACTATAAAAGATTCTATTATGGCTAAACCCAATTGGTTAGTAGTGAACCCCTCAATGGGGTCAGGAAATGGGACTATTTCGAATAGTTCAAGTGAGCATACTGGTCGTGTTGCTCGTACTGGAACTGTGACTGTTACGGGAGTTGGAGTTTCTACTCCTGCAACGTATAAAGTTACACAGTCTCCAAAGGCAGAATTTGCCTCTTTTGATAATGGCTCTGAAATGTCGGCTCCAAAAACTGCGGGTAAAGTAACCGTAGCCGGTAAGTCAAACTCATCAAAACTTGTTTTTAGTTGGCTTGGAGAAGTTACAGACGTTGAGATTCCTGCCACCTATAAAGCTGGTGGTGTTGTGACAAATAACGATGCGGAGATTGAAGGAGACCCCGGAGCTTCTGCACAATTTGCATTTAGCATTGAGCTGAATTTCCCCTTAAATGATACGGTTGAAGAAGTAGAACGTACTTTAATTGTTACGGCAAATGGAGGGCAGGCTTCTCAGATTCTTATCAAACAAGCTGCTGGTGACGCTCGTTTGGAAGTTTCTCCGAAAGAAATTACTATACCTCAATCAGGAGATGCCGTTTCCGTTTCTGTTACTTCTAACACAAGTTGGACTGTATCATAATTTAGACAATTGTGATAAAAACGGTAAAATGGAAAAAAGGAAACGGGTACATCACTATAACATATTCGGGATTAAAGGACGATATTGTTGTTATAGAGAGTGATGCAAATACCTTGTTCGAAGATAGGGAGCAAACTATAACGTTTTCTACCCTATCTTTGGACATTTCCAAAACCGTAAAGGTTACTCAGAAAGGAATTATTGTTGACGGCGGCGATTCTTCTGGAAATCGTACTATTATTGTTGATGGTGGAGTAGCCTCCACAGTTCTTTGGACAGATAGCATTGATTCAGGAGGAGCTTTTTGATTATGCCGAATATTTTTGTATTTTCGCAATAAAAGATGAATTATGAGTGAGAAAGAAACTTCCTTAAAGGAATCTAAGAAAAAGAAAACTAAATTTGTTCGTAATAGGAGCGGACATCGAGTTGAGCTTGTTTTTGAGGGCAAAGTATGGGTATTTCTTCCCGGAAAACTTACAGAAGCTCCTGTTGAGTTGGATATACCTAATGGTATAGGACTTTATGTAAGATGATAGTAGGGTTTACCATAACTGATTTTAAGGGGTTTGAGCAGGCTGCTGTCGAGTTCATTCAGAAAGTGTGTATACTTGAAGACCCTTCTATTGCACAGAATATTGTGGATGCTGGGGTTGGCGTAAATATATTCTCGGCTTCCTTGACTCTTGAAGAATTACAAGAACAGCCTTTTGAGTCCACCCCGATAGAAACTCAGGACGGTAAATATTTGATTGTTTCTATTGTAAATTTTAACTTAGAACTCCTATATAATAACGCTATACTTAGACTGTTACCTACTGAATATATCTATGTGGAGCCTTCCGAGGTGTTTCAGTTTGAGACGTATTTAAAGCAAGGTCTTGTAAGGGCTATTCCAGATTTATTTTCTTCTGATATTGATTGGATTCTCCAAAGCGGCTCTTGGAATGACGATAACGTATGGGTTGATTCTGCTATGTGGAGGGATTCAGATGAACAGTAAAATTGTTGAGACGCTTGAACTCATGTGTGATAAAGAAAATTTGCAAGATAAGAAGATTCTTCTCCTTGCAGAGCTTGTTGAAACAAAGTGCGAGGCTTTAAGTAAAAATCAAGACGGGCTTAAAAAATCTCTTGAAGAAACCAACACTAAATTGGATAAACTTACAGGTCTTCTTGAAAGATATGAAGACGACACACATGGATGCCCTGTTTATAAGAATAAAGAGTCTTTTGAGAAACTTTCTTTTTTCGTCAAATACCCCAAAATCACCACATTTGTAGTTATGGGTATATTAGCTTTTACTATCGGGTTTTTCGGTACAAAGGTTATTAAATTTTTAAATACTCTTTTTAGTCTACTATGAAAGCTATAACTATTATTTTTGACCCTGCACATGGAAAAGACGTAAAAGGTAAATGTTCTCCTGATGGTAGACATAAAGAATATTTGTGGAGTAGGGATAGGATAAATAACCTTGTTCCCAGATTAAAATCTTTGGGTTATGACGTTTATGTTACTACTGACTCAGATAATGAGCCGGGTCTTTCTTACAGAAAAAAATTTGCCACTCAATTAAAAACTGGAAATAGAAAACTTCTCATTTCTTTACATAATAATGCTGCTGGAAATGGTCTTTCTTGGATGTCAGCACATGGAGTTGAGGTCTACACGACTCCCGGAGTAACAGATTCCGATGTTTGTTCAGATATTATTCTTAGACAGTTCAAAAAAGATTTTCCGGAATTTAAAATGCGCTTTTATAAAGACTCCTATCTTGAACGTGATAAAGAGGCTTCTTTTACGGTTTTAATGGGGTCCGGCTATATGGGGGTTCTTATTGAATGGCTTTTTCAAGACAATAAAGACGACGTTATTTTTCTTGCCGATTTAAAAATAAATCGTAAATTTGAGAACTCCCTCGTAGAATCTATCGAACAAATAAACGAACACTTTAAGAGTTAGAACATGGGACGTAAGAGTAAAGTGAATGTAGTTTTTATCATTATCGCTGTGATAGCTATTGCCGTAGCTATATTTTCTCTTAGTAAATCCAGCTCTAACCCCCCTATTATAGACTCTGAGATTTACGAAGATAATATTCGTATCCTTAATGATACGATTAAGGAACTTAAAGAGGACATTCTTTTATACCAAAAAGAAATTGAGCGTATTGATTTAGAACGTGAAAAAATAAGGCAACAGTTAAATCAAATAATCAAAGAAAATGAAGATATTGATATTGAGCTTTCTAATGGTGATTGGGACTATAACATCAAGTTTCTCTCAGACTTCTTATCCAAAAAAGATTCTTTGGGGAAATGATACAGTTCTTGCCATAACTAAGCCTCAACTTATAACTATAAATAGGTCTCTGAATGATTTATACTTTCAGAAAAAGATAAATAAGAATCTTAGAAGCCAAATATTTGTTCAAGATTCTTTACTGACTTATTGGAAAACATTATCTTTGAAAACAGATTCTTTGTATTTATTTGAGAATAAAAAATATGAAGAATCTTGTTTGTTAAATTCGTCTCTAAAAAAATCTTTGGAAAAGGAGAAACGGAGAGTTACGAATATTGGTATTGGTGTAGGAGTCGGCGGCACTCTTTTAGGTATTTTGATTGGGGTGTTGCTTGCTAAGTAATAAATTTAAAACAATAACTAAAATGGCTGATGTAGGATTAACTATTGTAGAAGGCGTTGCTAATGGAGCTACCGCCTACAAAGAACCCTCCAAAAGAAACATTGGACTTCTCGGTCAATTTGTACGAGGTGGAGCTTTTTCGCCTGTGAAGATAACAAATTTGGAGGAATTCAATAATGTATTTGGAGGACAAAGTGCGTCTTTCTTTGGTCCGGGTATTGTCAAAAGTATTTTCGATGAAGCTGGAAATGCTCCTGTTACAATGTATCTTGCCAGAGTTGTTGGCTCAGGTTCTGTTGTTGCAAGTGGCACTGGAAGTTTATCGGGTGACGCAACTATGACAGTAAAAGCCGGTTACAAAGGGAAAGAAGACCCCGGAGTTTGGGCTAACGGAATCGAAGTTTCACTCTATTCTTATAGCTCTCGTGTAAAAGGTATGTTTACTCTTGTCGTTACGTATGGGGGTAAACAAGAAACGTATAGCTATGGAACTCTCTCTGAGATTCAAACTGCTGTTAATAAAGTTAGCAAGTACATTGTTATCGAATTTAGTAAGGAAATAGAACAACTTACTTACAAAAATATTACAGGTACTGTTACGGCCACTACTTCAAGTAATGAAGTTACAGGAGAAGGAACCACATTTAAGACTGACCTTGCAGTAGGAAATGTGCTGTACGACAGCAATAAGAAAATAATTGGAACTGTTGCCTCAATTACTTCGGACACTAAACTTGTATTGACCAGTAAAGCTATGAATGCTGTTACTTCGGCAACAGTCTCTAAACGAGATGACAAAGTTTATACGGCCAGTTTATCTGGTGGTGTAGACGGTGAAGTCCAAGAGTCTGATTTTTACCCGATTGAGAGTACTACTGACCCGAAAGGGCTTTCATGTTTTGACGGATATGACGTTCAGATTATTGCTTGTACGGAGTTTCATTCTCTTTCTATGGCGAAAGTTCTGAACGAGTACTTAAAGACACGTAAGAATCCAATCGGTATTGTAAATATGCCCCTTAATGCAGACGAAGGAACTGCCGAGTTATACGCCTTAGAATTACAAACTAATGAGACAAGTTTTCTCTCAGGTTATATGGGGTGGTGTAAAATTCCAGATGAAAACGGAAACCCAGTACTGATTCCAGCTATTGGACCTATTTTAGGAGCCGCTTATGTCCGTACACCGTATTTACAAGGAGACTTTATACATATTCCTCCCGCAGGAATAGATTCTTTGTTCAAGAATGTCATAGAGGTTATTCCTCCTCGATTGTCTCAGGCATCTATCAATAAGCTCGTACAACAATTTTCGTGCAATATTATTCAATATGTCGAGAATACGGGTTATTACGTTGGTAGTTCACGGACATATTCTACAAATAGCTTGTATTCAAGCGTACATATTCGGATGCAGACCTCTTACTATCTGAGGGCACTGAACTCTAAGATGAGATTTTTGGAACAAAAGCCGAATACTCCCGGATTGAAGCGTGAAGCTCTTGTTCAATTGAACCAATTCTTTAAGACAGAGTACGATAATGGTGCTCTTGAAGGAAGCGTTGACTTTAACCAAGCCTATCAAGGTATTTGTGACAAGAGCAATAACCCGCCTACGCAGGATAGAAAGCTCTTGAATATAGACGTTCTGTGGATTCCTACTGAATGCACGGAAAGTATTCGGCTTTCTTTACAGAGAAACGATAATATATTAACCACAATAGAAACGGAGGCATAATATGAAACCACAGAAACCACAAGACGTATATGTAGTTAACGGGTGGTATTTAAATATCCCCGTTGAGGGTATCAATTCCGATGGTTTATTCGAGACTCTCGAAGGAATGTCGAAATCTTCTGGAACTGTCGAAGTAGTTGATGCAGGAACTAATAGGAAGTATAAATTTACCGACCAGCTTACAGATTACGGTGAAATGACACTTACGAGACCTTACAATGGTAGTGCAGCTGACCGTGCTATGGAGGCTCTCGTTAATACCATGATTGAGAATGGTCTGAAACTTCCTGTTACAGCCGTTAAGATGCATCAAGGACAAGAAGTTCTCACGATTATTTTCGAAGGGTTTGCTTTTAATGCAGCGAACTATCCGAATTTTGACGTAGGCGGCTCGGATAAATTTACTGTATCTTATACAGCTCACTGTGACGGTTGGACTATTTTACCAGCCGGTTCTTAAATATTAAACAATAACTAAACATCAATCGTATTATGGACGGATTATTTTTTGAACTTCCAGTAGGACTCCGAATTAACGGAGAGGTTCATAAAGATGTAGAATTGCTCAAAACAAATGGTGTTGCGGAAAAAATTTTCGTAAAAAAACTGTCTGAGAAACCGTTTACATGGCAAGGAAATGTTATCTCTGCGGCTGTTAAACGAATCGGTAATATAGAAATCGGCCCCGAAGTACGGAAGAAGTACCTTGAAGATGGTTCTGTCACCATACCTTTGGCTGTTTTGAAGTTACCCCTCGCTGAGGTAAATACCTTGATGGTAGAAATTCATCGTAGAGTATGGGTATCATTTATTCCGAAACAGGAAGTTATCTGTAAGTATTGCGGTAAAAAATTGATAGCCGATATTGACTTGGATAAAATCGATTATTTACCGGAAACTAAGGAAATGATGGAGTCTCTTACCGATTATGAGCATGTCGTGGTCAAATTGAGAGACGGCTTTACCCCTCCGCAAATTCCAAAGATTACAGATAAACCTGAGTACTTAGGTATAACTGATATTGAATTTAACAGATTTACATTCAGGGTTCCACTTCTTGAAGATGCAATTCGCCAAGAAAAATATTTTTCTGATAGCATAGGATTTTGGCGACGTATCGCAATGGACTGCTTGTTATCTGTTGATAAAGTAGACGAAGAAGGAAACGTACTTGACACTTTACCCAAAGAGTTCCATACATGGTATGGGTTGAAGATATTCAACGAATACTTGTCGGGCATAGATTTGAAGGAAATACGGAATGAGATTATTGAATGCTTGCCGACACTTCCTTATGCCTATTATGAGGTGTGTGGTTGTGACGAACGTAGGGAAATACCTATGATTATGGAGGCGAGCAGTTTTTTCTCGGAATGACGTTTAATCCTACGGAGTACCATTTATGGTATAAAGAATACCCTATGTTCAACCTTTGGGCTGTACAGAAGGGTATTCTTTTCTTTCCAAAAGAATATGCAGAAGATGATGAGCTTGGAAAGTATGATTTAACGTCAAAATCGTATATCCTAATGAAACGTCTCGGCCAAGATTACAACCGAATAATGCTCATGGATTCGGAAGATAGAGATAAGTTTTTTAAAATGGAAATGGAATTGATAAAAGAAGAATCTAAGAAAAAAGACATGTCATGAAACTTATAGCTACAATATTAAATTCATCGGAAAAAGTTTTATCCCGTTTTGTTGCTCTCGGAGAAGGCAACGTTTCTACTTACGATAACTTAAAAAAAGCTCCCATAGGAAGTACATATTTGGACCGTCTAAATAAAAGTTTCTACCAGAAAATGAGTGATGATGGCTCAGTGTCTGATTGGGGTTTACTTGGAGGTTCTGCTCCTACTAAAACAGGTGTATTTCCTATGGAACCCTCTGAAATTGTTTTAGACCGCCCGATTTATTCGTTACAAAGTAATGTCGAAGTCGGTTTAGATGACGTAGTACGAGGTCAACTAAACCACATAGAATGGGAAGAATTTTCTTCAAAAAAGGAGGAACAATCCGGATATTATGTATCTTTGTTTGTCCCCCTCCCAGAGGGCAGTACTTCTGCAAAAATGCAGAAAGACTCTGCACAAGAGAAAGTAATTGATGATGGGATTATTGTTCTTCGTATAGACGATACGACTAAATCTGTTAAGATTACGATTACTTTGGGAGAATCGGAAACTCTTACACGGACTCTTGATTTATCGAAACTTGAAAAACTTTAATTAAAATGGCAGGAAGTGGTAAGGCTCAATTTGCTTATGATTTTGGAATAGCCATCTCGCAGAGCACTTTAACTAAGTTAACACGACTTACTGGGGCTTCTCTTACTTTGGCTTCGGCATTTTATGCCTTAAAGAGTACTGCCTCTGAATACGTTGACGTTTTGAAAGAGAACACTATCCGATTAGGAGGTGTTCTCTCTACTATGCAAGCTATGGAACAAGCTCAACGGAGACTTGTTCAAGGACAATCTTACTTTGACGTTAGCGACCAATTAAAAGGTATGAATCAGCTCATGTCTGTTGGCGTTAAAGTTGGAGAAAATCTTGATTGGGTAAGTAAAGCCGCTCATGCTACGGGTAAGAGCTTTGCCGAATTTTCAGGACTCATTACAAATGCCATCAATGGGAATTTACAAGGCTTAGTCGATGCCGGCTTTATGACACAAAGAGCGACAAAAATGTTCGCTAAGTTTCAAGGCAATACTGTGATGATGCAGAATGCCGTTATGGACTTTCTTAAAACACATAAAGGGTTGATGAGGGCCATAGAGAATGATTTTGTAACAATTCAAGATGGCACAAATAGACTTAAAGGGGTATATAAATCTTTCTTACATTCTGTAATTGGTAAGCCGAATGACCCAAGTAGCCTTTATGGGGCTTTTTCTGGAATGCTTCAAATGATTGGAGATAAATTTGGTAAAGGCGGCGAACTTACCCAGAACATGATTGCCATAAAAAGGTATGGCGAAGGAATTGGTATGGTTCTTAATTGGGTTGTCACCCAAATTGGACATACGATAGTTTGGCTCGGTAAACAAGCTAAAAAAGTTACTCAGACTTTACTTGGTTCAAGTGATACTTTTGCAGAACGAATGAGGTCTTTTGTTGTGTGGTTGGAATTTTGGAAACTTCGGGTCGTTGATTTTTTCAAGGAATATGGTGATGAGCTAAAAGGAGCACTTAAAATTATTCTTGCATATAAAGTTTTAAAAGGCGCATTTATAATAAGTGAGAAAGCCATAGTGTCTGTTAGACAATATAGACGGGAGTGGCGTAAACTCTCTGCATTCATGTTAAGAGGAGACCTTACTAAATTAGGAGGTCTTGGTAAACTATTTGCGTTCAAACTTGTTAAGCGGAGTAACACGAGAGAGGTTTTACGATTTTTCGGCATTGACCCTCGTAAAGTTGCTCTTGCTTTTTCAGACTTAGGTAATAACATACAATTATCTCTTGGAAAAATCTTTTCTCGTAGAACCGCAGGTTCCTTATTTAGTGGTTTATTTTCAGGAGTATTAAAAGGGGTCAAACTTATTTTTGGTATTCTTAAAAATTTCCCCAAGATACTAATGGCTGTTTTTCGTATCTCTAAGCTCTTTATGACGACTAACCCATTAGGGTGGATTATGCTTGCTGTTACAGCAGTTGTTATGTTGTACAACAAGTTTGAAGGAGTTAGAACCTATATAAATGGTGCTCTTAAAATGTGGTGGGAATGGATAAAACTTCTTTGGAATATTATTGCCACCGTCATCAATGCTGTTATTTATGGCCTTAAATGGATATGGGAAAAATTTAAGGAATGGGTAATTACTCCCATCGAGAATTTCTTCTCGATGATAGGTGATGGCCTTAAATGGATATGGGATAAGATTAAAGATTCACCTATTGTGACATGGCTTCGGGAGAACATATTTGAACCTATTGAACATGTTTGGGATATAGTTAAGAAAATATTCTCAAAATTTGCAAGTATTCCCGGAAAGATTGCCAATTTTTTTGGCAAAGGTAATGACGCTTTACATGAATTAAATGAGAAAATGGCTGCTGAGACAGGAGTTAATCTTGCAGTCAAAGGCGGTAAATACGATGAGAATGACTCCGAGAATTATATGGATAGATTGTTCGGTAAGAAAGATGAAAAAACCGACACACCCAATCCATTAACGACATCTTTTAGCATGCCCAGTGACTTTGGAAGTGTAGGTGGGGGAAATAGTGGACCTTCTACTAATTTATCATTTGGAAACGGAGCCATTCAGATTATTGTACAAAACGGAGAAGGCATCGATGAGAATGTTCTTGCCCGAAAAGTTAAACAGGTTATTCTTGATTTGAAGAGAGATAATAATGTGAGAGGAGGTACATTATGATAGAGACATTAGGACAATCAGCTATAAACAGTGCTATAACTGCTGGTAGAAGTGAGTTTATGTCTATATTTAGAAAGGCTCCTTCTCATGCTTATTCTTCTGACAGATACCCAAGACCTTATTCGTCCACTCGTGGAATTATTATCGACAAGAGATTTGTTGAAGGCGTTAGTACTCCTGATTTAAGCAATGGTTATCGTTTTCAGTTTAACCCACAAACTATTAGCGATGTAAAAGAGACTTTATACGAGCTTCGTTCATACGCAGGACTTCCTTATAACGACTATATTTGGGGTGGTGGAGGTGAGAGAATTATTTCTTTCCAGTTATTCTTAGACAATACACCTCAATCGAAACAAAGCTCTTTTAGACCTACGTCTTATGGGTCTAAACTTGCAAAACAATTTCAAACCGAAGGTAATGATTATTCCTCTAATAAGGACCGAAATTTTTTCGGTCGAGATACTGTTGCCGATATAAAGAGTCAAGGACGTACTATTAAAGAAAATATATTCCCGTCCTCTGGACCCGATAGTTTCAAATTTACCGATACAGGTGCTTACTCTTTATCAAGAGTAGACGCACGTGGTATTTTACCCGAAGTCGAGCTTATACAGTCTTTTTTGTACCCTGCCCCTTTGGATAATGAAAAGACCCCTAAATTTGCAGAAGGAGGAATGGTCTCCAAAAGACAATTTAGACCTCCTGCTACCGTAATATTGGCCATAGGCCCCCTATATTTAGAAGGGGTTATAAAGAGTGCCCCTGTTTCATATACTCTTTTCGATAAGGATTTAACACCTTTAAGAGGCACTATCGACATTGAGTTTGGAGTTTTTGAGTTTATGGAAGTTAAAGTAATGGATTTATGATTAGCCCTTCTTTTTATAATAAGAAAAACCTTGTTGCCCAATTTTTGGGGGGTAAGGTGGCCCATTACCCTATAAAAGATGCATCGGTAACATTAGAATGGTATGAGTATGTTTTAAAAGTAGACGAAAATCTTTACACAGTTGCAGCTAAAATTTTTGGTGATGATTTAGAATATCTTTGGACATATATTGCAGATAATAATCCTCCACGGCTTCCGGATGCTTGGAATCCCGGAGATATTATAAGACTTCCAAAAATTATAATAAGAGATTCTGACGTAAAAAGATAATCATGACACTATATAGACCTTTACAACCTCAATTTAAGCTCATGGTCTATGATGGTAATAAAATAGACCCTGACGTGTTAAAGACTTTACCGGGTAGAAACATTGTTGATAACTATTTGGACATAACTCCTTATGTGGCGTACCCAGTAACTTATGAGGAACATGCGGACCTATTAAATACGGTTTCATTTACCGTTAATAAAAACGCAGACATACTTTTGTATTACTTTTTTGTGGGTCAAAAGGTTATGCTACACGGAAAAAATCATTATTCAGATGATGACGAATTTCAGCATGTTTTTTCTGGAACAGTTACACGTCTTAAAACGTCTTTTACGAATAGTGGAGCCATCTCATTTACTGTGGAGTGCATGAACTATGGGTTTACGAAATTCGGTAAGGACAAGAAACATTTTGTGTACCCCGATAAGAATAGTACACGTAAATTTGCCCAATCTGAGGAACTTTCTCTGTACGACCTTATTAAGGGTATTGCTGATGAGAACAATTATGAAATAGGTATAATCGATTTGTCCTCTGATTCGAGAAACGTTAAGATAGATAAGATACATATTAGGTATCAGAAAAATATGTCTGACTGGAAATTCCTTATTGACCTTGCCAGAGATTTTGGATGTACGGTGTGGTTTTCTTCTGAAAATGGGGTCGACAAGATAAATTTTGCGTCTTTCCAAAAAGCTATGCAGATGCAATCAGACATTGTATTCCTTTTTCCTCTTTATGGGGTTACTAATAAACAACTTAAATGGGACTCTACAATTAGAGATTCTGAGGTTCAATTTTTTCCTAACTCCTCACAGAAACGTCCCAGAATCTTAAAGGAGGTTCAAATCGATGAAGATATATCTTTGGCATATTCTGTTTCTCGAACAGCTATGTACTATGATAAAGAAACAGGTGATTATAAAGAGTCTGTATCTATGATAACCACCGATAAAGACGGCAGGCGTAAGATAACATTTTATGAACTTGATGAAGAACGAGTCAAATGGGTTAAAGAACACGACCCAGCTTTATATAAGAAAATTTGTAATGGAGGTCCTACTTCTATGGAGTGGGGAGACGACCCGACTAACCCCGAATTTTCCAGCTTCTATTATACCGCTAAAACTATTTATGACGAGCAAACAGCTGTATTTGACAGAGCGTTTTTTGGTATAACCGTAACAGCTAAATGTAATCAAGATTTGAACATTCGTTCTCAAAGAACTTATAGGATAAGAGGGGTATTAAGTTACCATAGTAAAGACTTGGAAACCTCTTTCTTTTTACGGGGTCTTAAACAAATTTGGGATTCTGATGGTGCATGGACTGAATTAGATTTTATACGATGATTGAATTTGGAAAAATAACCGGCGATACTGAGAATAACTTAATCGAAGTTAGGTTACGAACAGGAGAATGTCTTTATGCTCCTGTTGTTATTATGGGTACAAATGTGACGATTCCCTCGGCTACTTGGATTTCAGCCAATAAAGACAATTTTCTCGCTTTGGTAACTTATGAGAAAGATATGTTTATTTCTCCAATGATTATTGGGTTCTACCCAGTTAAAGGTGCGAAAGCATCTTCCTACAATACTACTGAAAGGTTACTCTCGGTAATAAAATCTCTTGTAGAACAACTTGGTAAGGCCACTATAAATACTCAGATAGGTCCTCAACAGTTTAGACCCGATACTTTAATGGTTTTAGACGACCTTTCTGAAACATTGGACGACATCGAAAAGAATATTAACTCTATAAAATTATAACATGGCTTCAATAAATGACATGCAGAATACCTTAGATAAACTTCGTGTTGGAGATTCGATACCGGGTCTTTCCTCTGAGAGTATCATCGATAATTATGTTGAGGTGGAATTTAAGAACTCTCTTGATAAATGCGAGTCTGATGATAAGAGAAAAGCTATGAAAGATAAGTTTGTAGCTTTCTATGCGGACGGTCCGGGTAAAAAATTTATAGACGAAAATATCTCTCAGATTAAATATCTGTACAAACAAGTAAAAGACAGCATCAACGCCTTAAAAAATAGTGCTACGCAGATAACAGCTTCTAATCTTGTGCCATCGGTTATTACAGTTGGAACAGCCACTTCTACACCTAACCCCGCTTATACGGCTATTGATAACTCCCAGAAAAAACAAAATTTGCTCGCTGTATTAAAAAGCGTAACTGATTTTTTAATACAGTTGTTTAGCTACGCCTTACTTTTAGATTTTGTTTTACCTGATTCTGTCCAAGCCTTAGTTTCCACACTTGCTACACTTACAGCTATTATTAACGCAATACCCGGATAATTATGAAAGGATTACCAAGTAGATTTATTCTTAAAAATGGCCGATTTTTTCTGACGGAAGGAGTCGAAAAGTCAAGGGATAATATATGGTTTTATTGTATTTTCGATAAATTTCGGATTTATACGTCAGATTTTGGTGGCAATTTTATATCTTTGGTTCAGAAACCTGTGACATATCTTACTATGAATAGGACTCTCCTTTTGGGTTCATTGCAAAAAGGTATTCAAAAATATGTTCCAGATGTTTCTATAAATGCTCTTGACATTGGATACGTATCTAATGACAGAAAAAATTACTCTCTAATGGTGGAGTATAATTCTGTTCAGGAAGATAAGAGTGTTATTCAAGACGTTACATTTGTTTAAAGAACTACTTTATGGCTACTACTAAGGAACAACTCTTACAGTATTTTAAAGGTTTGGATATTGCTATACTTGAAAAATTGCAGAAATACTCGAACCTCCTTATTATTCCTGATGAGGACTTGTTAGTAAATGCTACGATGTCTCAGATGGTAGATAAGGCTCATAGTCTTGCTGATTCATTATTTCCAGAATGGACCGATAGAAGTAAATCTGATTTTGGAGAGTTTTTAGTGGAACTCTTTGCTCTTTTCTCTGAAAAAGATTTTTGGTATATAAATGCCTTTGCCAACGAGGGTATTCTTAGAAAAATGCGTTCTTATAGTAATGCTTTCTCAAAGGCATCTTCTATGGGTTATCAACCTATTACATGTAAAGGGGCTGAGAGTAATTTCAATGTGACTTTCTCAGCGGGAGAAGATACATCTTATGAAAAAGGTGACTTGGTTATTGACGTAAATGGAACTAAATTTACGAATGATGAGAATTTTGAGGTGAAGAAAACTTCATCAGATACTTCCTTAGTACTACTACTACATGAGGGAACTCACTTTTCCGAAGACATCACCTATAATGGGTATAACATTCTTCTCCGAAAAGCTAACATAGATATAGATAGTATTTCTATTGTAGTCGATAATATCACTTACACAAGAGTTAGAAATTTTGGATTATCCTCTATCGATAGCTATCATTTTATGGTTCTTCCAGAAGAAGATGGTTCTTGCTCTATATATTTCGGCAATAACGGATTTGGAGTACAGCCTTCAATCGGTAAGATAGTTCACATTGAATACCGTATTTGTAAAGGTTCCGATGGCAATATATCTGTTGCATTAGCGACTGTAAATGATAGCTTACCCTCTCGGAAAGCTATTTCGGCATCGATGCTGTCTAATGCAAAAGGTGGTACTTATGCCGAATCCTTAGCGTCTATCAAGGAGAAAGCTCCCTTATTTTTTAATACTAAAAGAGCGGCTATCAATGAAGAAGTCTCACAAGATATATTAAATAGTTTCTCTTTTGTTCAGAAGTCCAAAGTTATCGTTCAAGGTAGAAATGTTACTTATAGGGTTATCCCGACCTCTGGATTTTTTGAGCCTACTGTTGAAGAACTTACGGTTATTCAGCAAGAGTTTTATCCTTATATTATGGCGGGCTATGAAGGAGCTTACGTTCAGAATGAGTACAGAAACCTTGTTACCGCTGCGGATATATCCGCTTCCAAGATAATTATTGACGCTATAATATTATCCGGGTATAATCGAGACTCCATAGAAAGTTCCATAAGACAAGTTATGGAAGATGTTACTAACCCATTGGTGGATGCTGATTATGGCAGTACTTTTATCAAATCTGACGTAGATATATTGATGAGGTCTCGAATTAGCGGCTTACAAAATGTCACATTTAAGATTCAAATGGGTCCGCAAGAGGTTATTATGCCTGATGTGACTCTTCAAGAATATGAGATATTCAGAAAGATAAGTCAAGAGGATTTAATTGTTAGGATAAATGTTGTTTAGTGATTGCATACCGGATAAATTACAAGAGTACCCCACTGTAATGAATTTCATGAGGCTTCTTGACTCGTTGCAAGAAGTTAAAACCTCTATTATTGCAGATTCTTTACGTGTAGATAATGCCGCTCTTTTAATGGATAAAAAATGGCTGCTTAAAAAACTTGATGAGTTTGGATTCTCAGATTTTCCCATTGAGTACCCTATTCAGATTATGCAGCAATTTCTTCTCAATGTAGACACTATTTGTCGTACTCGTGGAAGTAAAATAGGTATTCAACTCTATTGTAGCGTTTTATCTCTTGGAGAGGTCAGTGTTTTAGACTCAAATTTTTATGTAAGACCCTCGTTGATTATTTTAGACTCTATAAAACAAGGGTACATTCTTGCAGATAGTAAAGACGAAAAATTTTATATCTGTGATAATAGCCTCATAAATCCTAAACAGAATCTTTCTATTATAATAAAAAGTAAGTTCTTCAATGGAGATTTTCCCAAAGAAGAATCTATAATAAAAGAATATTTACAAAGTACTCTAAGAAACCAATTGGGATTTTCCCCTAATTTACAGATAAATTTTACTTTTGTTCCCAAATCAGATTTTTATTATCATAAGCTATTAAATCCTTATTTCGTATGAGCAAAATTGTTGACAAAGTATTCGATGCTGGAAAAAAGATAATTCGCAGCGTTTTTTTGGGTTCTCCGAATCTATTTACAACGTCTGATTTAAATAGACAGATTGAGGCTATTAAGTATCAATTAGACTCACTTGATGACAAAGTAGGAGTTTATTCTGACTTTAATTTTTCCATACAGTATGGTGGGAGCCTTTTATTAGTACGAATGGATATTAGTTATGTGGAGACCAAAGGTTGTAAGTTTACACCAGCCCCAGCAACTTTAAGTATCAATTTTACCAGCACTGCATCAGCAGTCTATGTACAGCTACTTGCCGATAAGGAAACTGTTACTTACCAAATGGACACCACTCATGATATAGCCGGAGCTAAATTTGAGGACGGAACTTCTTCTCCTGCGGCTAATCAGATTATATACAAAAACGAAGAACTCAAATTAAGTCATGCTTTAACCGATGATGAAGGTAGGTTAGTTGCTATTCTCGGAATGTTTTATTTGTCTAATGCAGGAAATGTTCTGTGGTTTCCCAACTTCACTGCTAAGAATACACCCTTAGCGTTTAGGAAATCTTTTGTTCGAGATTTAGACCCGTCTGTTAAGGGGGATATTCAGATAGGAGATTCCTATGACCGTGCCTTGTCCGTCTTAGAAAACAAATTAAACAATAGGATAACAAGTAATTGGACATCTTTTGGCAATAATGACACCGTAAGATACCTTATTAAGAATGGGACCTTATACATTAAGGTCAATTCCCGAAGAATACATTATGCTGTTGCTTCTAATATGCAATTAGCGTATTTTTGTAATATAATGAGCCTTAAATATTCCGAAGATACCCCCTCTTTGTTTCAATATTTTAAGGACTTGAAGATACCAGCTGAAAATTTAAACACCTATGATAACTCAGACCAAACATACGCATATTTTTTACCCTATGGAGAGATTGGTTCATTTCCTATTTTTCAAGGAAAACACCCGCAAAATTCTCCTGTACGACCTCCAAGATACAGTTTTGCGAAGGTTTGTTTAGCTCTTGTTTATAATATAGAGGGTGAATTGGTAGATATTCAAGTAGGAGCTTATATAACGCATCAGATGCTCATCGAGGATAATAATGAAAGCTCCGCTACCATTTATGAATCTGGATGTGACGGGCTTATTCCGTGGAACTATTACAGTGATAGTGTAGGTAAAGGTGAAATCATTATTCCTAATCTATTAGGTGTTTTTCCACTTCCGGGTCTTTAATGGACGCTATTTGTAGATATTTATATTTATATTTATATTTATATAGTATAATGTAATTATAAATAGTTATGGAAGTAGGTAGTAACCTTGTGGCAACAGAGTCTGAACTACGACATTTAGGTATAGATATTTCCACCTTAGAAAAAAATCTTACTTTACCGAATCCTGAATATGTAAATAAGAAAAGATTTGGCAAGGGTAAGATTTATGGACATATTGAACCTTATATTTGTTATTTAAAGAAAGTAGGTTCATCTTATATTGTTCCTCGATATTATATAGGGGAACTTGGTAAGTATGGGAATGAAGGTAGAGACGTAAAGATTCATTTTAAGTTCAAACTTCGGGATTACCAACAAAAATTTTGGGACGATAATTCTTCTGCCTTTGAAGAAAGCACAGGTATTTTACTTGAAGCTGCTTGTGGTACGGGTAAGTGTCATGGAAAAGGAACTCCCATTCTTATGTACGATGGGTCTGTTAAGAATGTAGAGGACATTCGTGTTGGGGATTTACTTATGGGTGATGATAGTACACCTCGTAGGGTTCTTTCTCTTGCAAGGGGTCATGAGGAGATGTTTGTCGTGCATCAGAAAAAAGGCATTGATTATACTGTAAATAGGTCTCACATATTATCATTGCAATATAGGCCATGGGGATTTGGTAATAAAGAGCAGCATAGGAAGGATGCTCATAATGCCTCTCAGTATGGAGAAGTAAGGGATATTTGCATCGAGGATTATTTGAAACTTTCTAAGACTCAGAAATCATATCTTTACGGATATTGTGTTCCAGTTGAATATTCTAATAGGGAAGTTCAGATTCCTCCTTATTTTCTTGGTGCATGGCTTGGCGATGGAACTTCTCGTGTGCCACACATTACAACAGACCGCAGAGATAGGGTTTTGGTTCACTATTATCGTGAAATTGCGGGTATGTTTAATTGTAATCTTGAACTTGTTAGGCAGGAGGGTAATAATTCCAATGTATATAAGTTTGTTGGTAAGGAGATTGAAAAAGGAAGACATAAGAACCCTCTTTTAGATGCTTTGAGATTTTATAATCTAATTCAGAATAAGCATATCCCGGATGATTATCTTATCAATTCAAGGGAAAATCGCTTGCAGCTTCTTGCAGGATTACTTGATACTGATGGAAGTTATAGTACGGGTTGCTTTGATTTTATTCAGAAACGAAAAGACCTTGCTTTGCAGGTTCGTAAGCTGTGTTGGTCATTGGGTTTTCGTGTAAAATTGACTAAGAAAATTATTAAGGGTCAATCTTACTGGAGATTGTCTATAAGTGGCGATTTTAGTGAATTACCCACTAAATTGGGTAGAAAAGTTCCACTTAGAAGGCGCATAAATAAAGACTCAAGGGTTAATGGAATATCTGTTGAAAGTATTGGAGAAGGAGATTACTACGGTTTTACTCTTGATGGAAATCATAGGTACTGCCTTGCAGATGGCACAGTTACACATAATACTATTATGGCCATTTATTTTTCGATGATTCGAGGTAAACAGACAATGGTATTGGTTCCCACTTATTATTTGGCCAAGCAATGGAAACAACGTATTGAAGAGTCAACAGATTCTACTTGTATAATTGTTTCCTCTAAGGATACCGAAATTCGTGTGGACAGTGACTTTACAATAATTGTTTTGGATTTATTTACGTGTAGAAAACTTCCTGCTGAACTTATACATAATGTAGGTCACGTTATTCTTGACGAGGCTCATCGTGTTGGTGCTGAGATGTATCTTCCTATTCTTGACGAAGTACCTGCCATTTATCGAACTGCTCTTACAGCTACATTTCGAAGAACGGACGGAGTTCATAAGATACTTAAATATCATTTTGGAGAATGTATTCAGATGAAGAGTCATTTTCCACGGCCTCTTGTTTTTAGTGTAAAGACTAATGTACAAATAAGGAGCATTTTATCGAAAAATAAGAAGCACGAACATTTTGTAGATTTCTTGGATAGGAACAACGTTCCTTATTCTGAGACTAAAAGTGCCATAGAGTTTCCATCTCTTGATTTAAGAGATGTTGCAGAAAAAGAATATAAAAGGGGGGTTCTTACAAAAACTGCTTTTCATGAAATAGCTTCATGTCTTAAACGAAGTTCCGAGATGCCTTATTCAGTCGTTGACTCGTATTTGAATGAACATTCTGGACGTAGAAAGATTGCTATTCGTGTTATTCAAGAATGTTTGGACTCAGGTAGAAGCGTTCTTTTCCTCTCAAAGCGAAAATCTACCTTGAAGGACTTACACAAGTATTTTGCAGCGTATAAGCCTATGCTCATCGTTTCTGAGACAAATTCACGGTCTCCCGAAGATGAGAATTACTTGCAGAATGCTTGCCCCCTTATTTTTGGTATCTCACAATTAGCTAAGGAAGGTCTTGATATTGATAGGTTAGATACCCTTATTATTCATTTACCTATGAAGGATACCGAGCAAGCTATTGGACGTATAAATCGTCTCTACGAGGGTAAGAAATTTCCTGTTTGTTTATATCTTTTGGATAATTGCCCTATTACGTTTGCCGTTTTTAGAAATGCCCAAAAATTTATTTCCATCAATGCCGATTATAAAGGTGAACGGACTCTTTTAACTTTAAAATCTGCCTTATAGGTCTATTTGGATATTTCTATATGCTTATGTATATTTATATCGATTGAAATTTATAAATATAATTATATGGTACGTGTTATTAGAGAACTATGTAAGGTTCTAATGTTTGTTATCCTTTGGGGATTCCCATTGTGGTTAGCTAAGTGGAACGATGATAATAATTTTTTATGGTTTTTACTTGTTAGCTTCTTTTCCACTTTGGGTGTTTTCTCCCATTATGAAGATTTAGAACGTATTGAACAAAGTAATAAACAGAACGATGAGTCGGGCACAGAGTGAATCTCGGAGGGTAAAAAGATACCTCTTTCATAGAGCTAAGTACGGTAAACTCCGAAAAGGCGATACTGAAAAGTCATATATGGATAATATGGGTTATGAATACAGCTATAAATGGATAGCTTCCCTATCGTCTTTTTGGAATATTTTTTCTGGGTGTTTGAAAAATGGTTTTCCTATTGTAGTGTCTAAGCTATGGTATTCGGCATGGGCATTTTATCCTTTTTTCTTTATACGTAAAGATTTTAAGGGTAACCCAGTGCATACGCTTAATCATGAGCGCATTCATATTAGACAACAGAGAGACATACATTTAACTGTAAGCGTTCCCTTGATTATTCTATGTGGACTTGCGGAGCTATTTGGATGGTTCAATCCTATTTACTTACTTTGCATTGTTCCGTTTATTCCTACCATAGTGTATGGGTTTGAGATGTTACATTCTTATCTTTATTTGTGGAACATGAACAGTTTGCGGAAATTCGATAAGTTGGATTCTCCTATTACCTTTCATAAGGTACGTGAGAATACATGTTTTGAAAAGGAGGCAATGGCTCATGCTTCAAATGTCGAATACCTTTTTGAACGAAAATTTTGGGCGGTTATTAAATTTATGTAGTTATGGTGGTGAAATTAGAATTTACAGCTGATTCTACTAAGGAACAGTATGAGACTTTATATACCCTTGAAGTAGGGTCTGTGTTCAAGGTACGTTCTTCTGATTTTGAGACAGTAATGAGACGCATTGAGGAATTTAAGCCGTGTAATTTGAATTTTTCAGTATTTCCCATAAATCCCGGAACAGCATTATACACGACCTATGGAGCAGACCATTGTGTTATAACAGATAACTCTTCTTGCTCCAAGATTATTACAGAGTGATTTGTAGATTTAAAACATAAATCTTATATTTAAATGTTTCGTTAACGCATGCCAACGGCATGTAATTATATTCACAATTTAATTTTTATTTATTATGGTAATCGGAAAGATTAAGCCGACTGCTACAATCGTAGCACAGTTCGCAGCAGGTGTTGAAATTGAATCTATTCAGCACGATGGTAAAATGTATTTACCCGTAGTAACTATGGGTGACTTTTCTGTAAAAGAGGAACCAGAAAAAGTTCCTGTTTCACCGGCTAAACCGGAAACTCCCTCTGCTGAGGTTTCTCGTGAAAAAGTTTATACCAAAGAGGAACTGATGGCAATGGACCCCAAAGAACTTATCAAAATTTGTAAGGATGAGTTCGGTATTAACCCCGAAGATTATGACGGGAAAAATACTAACAAAAAATTAAGAGACCTTATTTTGGGTGCTCAGGAGAATCCCGAACCTCTTCCGACAAAAAAGAAAGAAGAAGACGATGAAGATTCTGACGATGGCGCATCCGAAGATGAAGACTCTGAATTGATAGATAGTATCGCTGAAATCCTTGAAGATTTTGATTCCGGTAAAAAAACAAAGAAAAAGTCTCTCTCTGCTATTTATGCCCTTTCAGAAAATCCTGATGAGGATGCTATTGCCGAGCTTGTTGATAACTTTGAAGAGGACGGTGACTGTGACCTTGACGAAACAGCTTCCAAGATTTCCAAACTTTTCGGTGCTAAGAGCAAAGCTCCTAAAAGTAAAAAGGAAAAAGAAGACCTTGTTTCTCCCGAAGACCTTGAAGTAGGAGACCGGATTTCTGTGTGGTGGAATGACGATAATCAAGAATGGTATGACGGAGAAGTTGCGTCTATTAAACGTGGAAAAGTAACTGTCGATTATGACGATGGCACTTCGGGTGTTATTGATACAAAAATTCATACGAAAATAAAAAGAATCACAGAGTAATCCGATTGCCGAGTGAATTAGACGAGAGTCGGGGATAAAATCTTCGACTCTTTTTTTATAATTTAATAATTTGACTATGCCAGTTAAGAAAGAAAAATCAACTCAATCTGTTAAAGACTTAGCCTTGTTAGGCATTAGCTATGCGAATAACAAGAAAGAGATTAAACATTTGGAGGCCGAGTGTACTAAAATGCGGAAACCTTTGGAGTCTTATCTTGAAGAAGAAGGACATGTTCTTGAAAGTGGAAGTAAATTAGCTATTCTTCCTTATGTCGATGTCGAGGTACACCTTAAAAAAACATTGAGAACTGGAAAAGTGCTTTTACCAGAAGCTATGGAGGTTCTTGAAAAAAATGGTCTCTCTGAATGTATTGAGAATGTACCTACTATTCGAGAAGATGTTATCGAGGCCCTTTATTATGAGGGTAAGATAACAGATGAACTCTTAATGAAGATTTATAAGAGCAAACCTACTTTCGCATTTAGTGTGGAGGTTAAACACAGTACCCCAGATGAGCCTGAATAAACGTAAAAAGAGAATCCTTTTGATAAAAGGTGTTCCTGTTAAAGTTGTTACTATATCTGGGTTGGGTGAATTAGTTGGAAAATCAAGGATTACGCTTCTTCGATATGAGAGACAAGAGTTGTTTCCTCCCGCTCCCATCATGGTGGGTAATAAGAGATATTATCCTGTATCTCTTGCGGTTAAACTTGCTCCCATTGTTAGAGAACTACCTTTACATCAGAAACCTGACCCAAGAGTTATTGTTGAAATAAATAAACTCTTTAAAGAAGAAAGGAATAAATTATGCCAGCCTTAAAGAAAACAGCCGATTCCGTTTCCACTTCTCTGAGGGAAGGACAGTCCAATGTCTACTATGAGAAGTCGGTTACAAAAAATATGGGTAATTATGAAAGTGCCAAGATAACAGTTGGCGTTACATTACCTATTTCTCCAACTGACGAGGAGGTGAGTTTAATTAAGAAAACTCTTGAAATCGGGGACAAGATAGTTACCGAAGAACTGGAAATTCAACTTAAAGAACTTATAGACGATAAATAGTATGAACGCTCTTTTAAGACTTCGGAAAGATATGCCAATAACTGGACTTGTACCGTTTAAGTATCTACTTTATTCAGCTTTGTTATCGGATGTAGTTCCTTTTACACCACATGGTGAAGATATTAAATACGGTATTTTTTCTGAAACCGAACAAGAGTTGTATGACTATTATCCGGATTGGGATAATATTGACAATAGGAGAAATGAGGTTTTTAAAGCATTGAATGACCTTTCAGAGGAAGGTTTGATTTGGTTTGATGACGATAGCCGCATTTATTTAGGTGAGTTTCGAGGTAAGAAATTCTTTCCGTTTGAGGTTAAGAACTCCTTGTTTGATGAAGCGAACAAATTGCTTGGAGCAGAACTTAAAAAATACGGTTCTTCGAAGTCGGCTAAGGATAAATCTCGTTCCAGATATATTCGTGAGCAGATTGACCGTCTTTTGGATAAAGGTGTTGAAAATATGTCTCCGGGTGACTTTACGGAACTTCATGGTTATTTATATGAGGTATATACAGGAGGAGAGATATATCTTATCCGAAATAAGACTGAGTATTTTCAGACAAATAATATGCTTAAAGCGTATGATAAGTTTACGGTATTTTCTCTTATTGTCGAGGCAACATTGAGATACGATTTTTATCGTAAAAAGGGTATACCTACGTTGACGAATGTAGCTTGTATGAAAGATGATGTGTTTCATGCGTTGACCAAATCGGATATGGGTTCTAAGGATTACATGCGAGATATGACAAGTTCGATTAGTGAAGACTCTGAATTTTAATATATGAAAGATATTAAATTGAGAATTACGCTGACTTATAATTTTGTCAAGGGTAAAGACTGTACGGGTTGTCATTTAATTGACTATTGTAATGAGCTAAATGATTTAGATTGCGAGGAAGGTACGATGGGACATTATGAGTGTGACGAAGAAGAACTTGAACAATTAGATGACTCAGATGGATTTAAAAACTAAGGAGTATTACTTATACTGTGGAATAAAATCGGGGTGGCATGAGAAGTCATTTGACGATTTTACTAATGACGTGGAAGCACTGGCAATCGTGAAAAAATACTTAAAGTATTCCAAAGAAGCAACCAATAAAGGTATCGGTCTTTATCTTTGGGGTTCTAATGGGACAGGCAAAAGTCATTTAATGAACTGTTCTTTTAAGGAGTTAGTAACGAAGGGAAATAAAGTTAGACTTTATTCAATGGACGAGATTGTCGACAAATTTACCTCATCATGGTATTCTGATGAAGATAAGAAGGAATTGAATAATGTTCTTTTGAATATTGATTTTCTCGGTATTGACGAGTTTGGTAAGAATGTAGATAAGGATGGTAATCCTGTTTATCTTCCAGATTTAGTCAAAAGGGTTATGGAGTCTGTTATTCGTTTTCGGGTTCAGATGAATAAACCTATTTGGTTTGCGTCTAATACAGACCCCAAGTTTGTAAAGGATGTTTTCTCCGAAGATATTGCCTCTTTGTTACGTGAAGCGGTGGTTCCTGTTTGTGTGAGAGGTGAAGATTATCGGAAAAGAATACAACGAAAGAATAAAAGTAGATTCTTATGACAGTAGCCGAAAAATTATTTATCGCATGCTTAAATGCAAAGGATTATAAGGTTCTTTCTATCGTACAACGGAAATGGCTCGATGGTATCGAAGTTAAAGAGTATAACTTCATTATGGATTATTATCGAGAGCATGGTGATGTAATCGGTATAAAGACTTTTTGTTCCGAATTTAAGTTAGACATGTCATCGGTAGACGCTCGTCCTGCTTTTTATCTGAACAGCTTGAAGGAACGATTTATCTTTTCGATGATGTCCGACAATATCCCCAAGATTCTTCACGGTTTAAAAGATGACCCAAGAGAAAAGCTCCTTAAACTTCAAGGTTTGGTGTCTATGCTTTCTGTGGACGCTGTTGAAAGTAAGGATTCACTATATTCTGATGATATAGAACTTCGTAAAAAAGATTACGAGGAGCGTATGAAGTCTTTGGGCGTTACCTATTTGAGTATGGGGTGTCCTGATTTGGATAAAACTTTTTATGGTTATCGTAAACAAGATTTAATCACTATCGGAGGTAAATCTGGACAAGGTAAATCTTGGTTGATGGTCTTTCTTGCTCACCAGTTAGAAATTTCTTTGAGAGATAAAGAAGAATCGACAGGAGTAGGTTACGGAGATATTCTTTTTATCACCAATGAAATGGGTGAGGAGGAAATAAAAGAACGTCTTGACTGTATAAAATTTCGACTTCCTTATGAGAGGTTTTTGAAAGGTTCATTGACTGAACGTGAGAAGAATCGTTACTATCGAGGACTTGACGGTCTCAAAAAGAAAAAGTCCAAGATAAGAATACTTTACAGTTGTCAGACCATAGATGAATTAACTACTTATGTCGGCTTGTATAAGCCGTCTGCTGTTTTTATTGATGGTTCATACCTTATGGAATCTAAAATGGCAGAAGGGTGGGAAAGAATCGTCTATATTACGAGAAACTTAAAACAGATTGCCAAAAATTTTAAGGTCCCTATAATCAATACCACACAATTAAAGAGAGGTTCGTCAAAATCTGGGTCCAAGTTTTCACTTGATGGACAAGATGACTTTGCTTATTCAAGTTCTTATTCACAGGACTCTGATATTGCTATCAGAATGTTTCAAGATGCTGATATGAAATTCCATGATTTGATTGGGTGTGAAGTCGTAAAAGGTAGACGAGTTATAGGTGGGACCACTCTTATTTTTCAGAACGATTTAAATAATATGGTACAATCTATAACTTTACCAGCAGATGAGCCAATTGAACCCGTTAAAAAAGATGATTTCTGAGTTTTATCCAGTTAATGGAATCGGTACAGTGGTTACGAAGAAAGGAAATCAAGATGTTTTTGTTTATGGATATTTTACGGCTTGGGATAAATGGTCTTTTATTGTTCATCAAGATGTCGAGTTTCCTGAATTTTGTACAGTTAGTGAGGCATCTACCGGGTATCAACTAATTAAAGAGTGCTATTATTCTGTGGAAGATGCCCTTTATTTTAGTGCTCCGATTATTGAGAGTAAGAGATATTATTTTTCTACAATCATTAAAGATATTCTTGTATCGACTCAACAGAATTTATTACAACGGAATACCACCAATTTACAAACATTAGCAATAGATATGTTATGGTAGAAAATCTTGAACAAGAAAATGGCTCTTATTTTGTTAGAGATGTAGAGTATATTAAAGGTGATAGATATACTTATCAACCGTATGGAAGAGTTTTAAACTACACCCATAGGTATTGGTATGACGGAGTTTGCTTTTTGATAGGAGGATATTTCTCGACAAAACCGGAAGTTATGATAGAAGTTGAAAGCGGCGCTTTTGTTGCAAAGAAAGACTTTATTGACGGAAAGTGTACAGTGGAGAAATTGATAGCTCATTTCAAACAACAACTTCAAAACTCCGGACTTACGATTCATGAGGTTATACGTAATTTTAAATTAAGGAACTTAAATATTGAAGCATGGGAGGTAAATTTTTTGATTGTGTAGTTTGGGGATTTGTTATCCTTGCTGCACTTGGAGTTTTGTGGCTTCTTATTGAGCCTATTATTTTTTGGACATCTTATTCGGAGATTAGAATTTGTGTCAGATTATTTATTGTCTTGTTTGCTTTAAATACGTTTGCCACGTTGAGACTTTATAATAGTATTGTTCAGAATACGAGATTCTCAATTAAACTACGGGAAAGTGTAACTAAATTACAACAGAATTTTCCTGCTCTTGAAAGAGCTTTGAGGAGTCTTTCTTCGTCATTGACGATTGTTAAGACCACTATCGACTCTTTTAAGAAAAGTACTGATGAGAATACAGATAAACTCGACCGTCTTAATGACAAGATAAATAAGTTACACTAATGCCAGTTCGTAGGTCAAGTAATTTATTAGACATATTTTCCGAATTTTCTCCACAGCTCATGAGTAATGGGCAAATTCGTATGGAGTGTCCGTTTAGAGAGAATCATACTGACGGAAGTGGAAAAATGTCTTTTTTTGTGTCTCCTGATATAAACGCTTACCATTGCTTTGCAGGTGAAACAAGGGTTCCTACGAGTGAGGGAACTTTTCTGATTAAGGATTTGAATGGAAAATCTGCAAAAGTTCTATCATTTAATGGAGAGTTCGTTTCTGCAAGATTTAGGTCTTTTGGAGAGCAGCAATTATGGGAATTGCAATTAACCAGAGACGGTGTTGAAAAGACTATAAGAACTACATCAGGGCATCGGTGGTATATTCATGGAATTAGAGGTACGATTGTAACTGAGAATCTTAAAGTTGGTCAATACTTGCAGACTGTGGATTTTTCACACTGTATGGAGTCCAAGCAATCTTTAATGGGGGTAAGACATGGTATTATATTTGGTGATGGAACACTTGATATGGGGAGAAGTAGAGTAAAATCTCTTGTGAATCTTCATGGGGTTAAGATGCAGTTGGCTTCGTTCTTTTCGGAAAAAGAAATAAGAGGCTTGCAACATCGTAAAACAGGAGAACCTTTTGTTAGAGTTTATCATGTTAGGAGGGGGTCTAAATTTAAAGAGTTACCTCCTTTAAATGCAAAGTTGTCTTACATTAGAGGGTTTTTAGCTGGGTATGTTGCCACCGATGGGTGTTTTACTCAACAAGGGCTTTTGCTTTTAGCGTCTTCCAAGTATGAGAATATGGATTTTTGTAAACAGGCGTTTTATCGTTTGGGTGTCAGTACAGGAACAATTCATTCTCAAATGAGAAAGGGGTATGGTGTAACAGATACACCTTTATACTTTCTTATGGTAAAGACTTCGAATTTGGATTCTTCATTCTTCATACGAGAAGACCAAAGAAAACGCTTTCTTTCGTATCATAAAAAATACGAACGTAATCGTTGGAGAATCGTGTCCGTAAAAAAGACCAATACTGTGGAGGAAGTTTATTGTGCAGAAGTTCCGAAGTATCATTCTTTTGCCTTAGAGGATAACATTCTTACGGGAAATTGTTTTAGCTGTCATTCACATGGAAACTTGGTGAGATTACTTACAACAAGATTCGGGGTAAATTATTTTGATGCAATGTCAATGGTAAGGCTTACCGAATATAAGCCGGAAAAAAAGGAATTTGACCTTGACATCATGTGGGATATGAACGAGCTTCCAAAAGAATTTATTGACAGGGGTTATACTAAGGAATGTCTAAAACATTTTAGAGTGGGGACCACTGACAAGGGAAGTATTCTTATTCCGTATTACAGGAATTTTAATTCTCCGAGTGAACTTATAGGTTATCAGGAACGTTGGTACAATCCTGACAGGCGTGTGAAAAACAGCAAGGGCTTTGAGAAGAAATCTTATCTGTATAATTTGGATTACTCTTCTGATTATGTAATCCTTGTGGAGGGACAGTCTGATGTGTGGAGAGTATGGCAACATGGTTATAATGTTTGTGCTTTAATGGGTGCAGATATGAGTGATGAACAGGTAAGAATGCTCTCCAAATTCAAGACTGTGTATCTTGCTTTGGACAATGACGAAGCTGGTAGAAGGGGAACTGAAATTGCCTACCATCTGTTGAAGAATTATTGTGCTATACTGTTAATTCCTTACGAGACAAAAGACCCCGGCGAATGTACGTCTAAAAGTGACTGGAACGACGCTTTCAAAGAAAGTACAGATTATGTAGTTTACTCTATGGAGATGTCTATGGGTTGGAAAGATTACTTATTTATGAGAGAAGAAGTGATTGTCGAATTAAAAAAGAGACGTTTATGATGAGACATGATTTAAAACCAGTAATAATTAGGTCTGAGAAATTTATATCCTTTAAGGAGGATGAGAGAATGTCAGAATTATGCACGGAGTTTGAAAACTCGTGTAAGTTTGAAATATTCCGGAAATTATTAGATATTCCGAATTTTTGGAATACAGAATTACATAGAGACATCTCTGGTGTAACCTTACGGGTTGAATTAAAATGCTTTATGATAGGTGATAAAGAGTGATTTGGAAAATACATTCTTTATGCTTAAATTTAAGGTAAGTGAGGGACGAGTGCTCCCGTTTTTGCCAATACAATGGCTTTTATTAACAATTTAATTTTTAGGTATTTATGCCAAGAACAAGTGAAGAACGTCCAAGAAGACGTAGAGTTGATGAAGTTGAAGATACTTCAAGAAGAACCGAGCGTAAAACGCAAGGTTGGGGTGCAGTTGCAAAACGGCAGGCTGATATTGCTGAGAAACGTGAAGCTGCTGAGAGTTCAGTACGGGATTTTTGGTTGAAGTCTGATGAGACAGCAATTATCCAGTTTTTACAAGATGAGCCATATTGTTTTGATGCGCATCAAGTGAAAGACAAAAAAGGTAATTGGGCTATTGTTCCGTGTCAATTGAACACAGGTAGACATTGTGTACTTTGTTCTGACGGAGTTAAGCAGACTTGGAGAGCTGCATTTAAAATCCTCGATTATCGTGGTTCGTGGGACAAGGACAAAAAGAAGTTCAAGTATGACAAGCCGGTTGAAAAAATCTGGAAAGTAGGTTCTACAATCGCACAACAATTAAAACAGATTGTTGATAAGAAAGGTAAGGACTTGACTGAGATGGTGTTTGAGGTAACACGTTCTGGAAGTGGTAAGGATTCGTCTTATAATTTCGAACAAGCGTTTGATGATGACGACCGTAAGATGAAACCTATGGATTGGGACGAACAAGCTCCATCTGCCGAAGAATTGTGTCAACCTCCTACTGAGGATGAAATTGACGAAAAAGGTTATACTGATGAAGATTAGTTAAAGAATTAAGTGGCATGTATATTTTATACATGCCCACTTTCTTATTTAAGAAGTATATTATGCAAAAGATAAAAGTATATAGCGGTTATGTACAACTCTTAGAGAGTGCTGACGAAGTTTCTGCATGGTTTAGGAAGTGTCCAGATGATTCTATAATCACATTTGACTGGGAAACAACCGGACTCGAATATGATGCGATACCTTTGGGCCTTTCTTTACATCGACATGAGGGAGACAATTCTCCGTGTTTTATTCCTGTGGATTATTTTTTCAATAACGGCATCTCCATGAAGGTTCTTGCTGCTATCTGTAATAAGGAGTTCAGGAGGTTAAGACTTGTCGCTCACAATGCGAAATTTGATAGCATGATAAATGTTATGAATGGAATCGAAGACTCTAACTGTAATATTATCGCAGATACTCTTGTTATGATTCATTTATATGACCCTACTCTGGATAAACAGCTTGAAAAACGAGTAAAGGCTGATTTTGGTTATGAGAAACCTACTTTTGAACAGATATGTGGTAAAAAGTGGAACAAGATAAGTTGGTCGAGAGATGGTAACGAGCTATTGCCTTTACTTGCAGGATATGCTGGTGAGGATACTTATTGGGAAACCCAAATGTATCGTAAATATTCGCCTTTGCTTGACGAAGATGCAAAACGTGTTCTTACAAGAATTGAGATGCCTCTTATAAATATTCTAAGAGATGCCAAAATTCGTGGCGTTAAGATTGATGTTGATTTACTTCATAAAATGAGAGTTGAGGCTGAACAAAAACTTATCGCTTATAAGGACAATATTTATAAAATTGCGGGTTGTGTGTTTAACCTTAATTCAAACCCTCAGAAACAAAAGGTATTTTTTGAGAAGTTAAAACTTCCTGTCATATCGAAGACAAAATCGGGTGCTCCGAGTACAGATTCTAAATCTGCGGAAGAGTGGGCCGAAATGGGGTATGAAATTGGTGAGGCTCTTGTTGCTTATTCTGAGTTGCAGAAGTTGATGTCCGGGTATCTTATTCCGATTCCGGAATTGTTGGACGATGATTGTGTGCTTCGTGGCGACTTAAATAGTTGTGGTACTAAGACTGGTAGAATGTCAAGTTCAAATCCTAATTTGCAGAACCAGCCGAATAACCATGATTTTCCGATACGTTCGGCATTTATTCCGAGACCCGGATATGTGTTCATAAATTATGACTATTCTCAATTGGAGTTACGTGTCATGGCTCACATGAGCAAGGATGCGAAGTTTATGGACATCTTTTTACATGGTAGAGACCCACACGGAGAAGTTGCAAAGGCGTGTGGTATTACTCGTAAACAGGCAAAGGTTATGAACTTTGGAGTTCTGTATGGAATGGGACCCGATAAGTATGAAAGAACGTTTAATGTGTCGAGGGAAAGA